ATTTATATGCCATAAATTGGCTAGTAACCAAACTTGAGAATGAGGCTTAGCAAATACAACCAAAAGGACAACTAGACATGATTAAGCAAACTAAAAATGGTATGTACTGTATACCAAAGGCGATCCCAAAAGATAAAATCTATTCCGCGCTGCTTGAAATTATTGATGCGGACATGGTGCGCGAAGGCACGGTGACATCGAGGGATAAAGTAAAGCGCTATCTGATCACCAAGCTGGGCATGCGTCAGCGCGAGATTTTTTCTGTGGTGTACTTAGACTCTCAGCACCAGATTATTCGCTATGAAGAGCCGTTCAAGGGCACGATAAACAAAGCTAGCGTGTGGCCACGCGAAATTGCAAAACGCGCTCTGACGCTGAACGCCGCAGCTGTGATACTGGCACACAACCATCCATCCGGCGACCCGACACCGAGCGCCTCTGACCATGCTATAACACATAAAATCACTGACGCGTTAGCGCTGTTTGAAATTGCTGTGCTGGATCACATAGTGGTTGGCGGTACGAACGCTATATCGTTCTCGGAAAAAGGGTACTTAAGCATAACTTAACAGCCACTACGTAGGGCGCGAGTAATCGCGCCCTATCTAGTGTCAATTACGGCACGCAACCAAAAGGACAAAAAATTATGAACCCATCAGATATTAAATCAGTTATAGACAAGCACGCACTATGGCTAAACTCAAGTGGAGGCGCTAGAGCGGACCTCCAAAACGCGGACCTCCAAAACGCGGACCTCCAAAACGCGTACCTCCAAAACGCGTACCTCCAAAACGCGGACCTCCGAGGCGCGGACCTCCGAGGCGCGGACCTCCAAAACGCGGACCTCCGAGGCGCGTACCTCCGAGACGCGGACCTCCGAGGCGTGAACCTCCGAGGCGCGAACCTCCGAGGCGCGGACCTCCGAGGCGCGGACCTCCGAGGCGCGGACCTCCGAGACGCGAACCTCCGAGACGCGGACCTCCAAGGCGTTAAAAACTTTTTTCTGTTACCAGTGGGCGACCCTAGAGGCTGGAGTTTTACGCACGCAGTAAAATCAACTGACGGTGAGTGGCTCATATGCGCAGGCTGTAGGCGACTATCAGTCACCGAGGCGCTACAGCACTGGGGCGAGAACTATAAAGGGCGCAGGGATATAGGCGACCAGTATTTATATGCCATAAATTGGCTAGTAACCAAACTTGAGAATGAGGCTTAGGACTATGATTCGAATACTCCCAAGAGACGCATTCAACGATGCTAATCTTCTTAAGTGTGTTGGCAAATTATCACTACTGGTGGCGGACACGCAAGCTGGGATACTAACATTAACTTATGACGGGGAGCCGTTTATCATTGAGCAATGTGAAGGCGATGGAAGTACCTTTGTTGGTAACATCCAGTTTTATGTCGGTGACGTTCCGCTGCATGTCAGTAGGCCAATGAATGCACGGGAGGCTTGGCCGTTATACGCAGAACTATATGATATTGAGTACAGTGTTTTTGACAATGACGGGAACTTAACTCCGGAATTTAAAGAGCTGCTAAATATTAAGGAGTCAAACTAATGAGTGACAACAAACCAAAACACCTAAAATCAAAACCATGTGAGCCGGGTTTCGAGACGCTGGAACCTAAAGACTTACTGGCGATCACAAGAGAACAGCGAGCGTTACTAACATACTTAACTGAGGACATAGACAACCTAAAGGGTAAAGTGTGGCTTGCCCCGGCGCTATTGAGTCATGCCACACGCACTGTTAACAGCTTTACACTAGAACAAATAGAACATTTTATAGAGACAAGTATCGACTGATCATAGCCCGCACATGGATGTGCTCAAATCCTGTCAGCTGGTTACTGATAGGTCCACTTACCCCGGCTTGCTGGGGTTTGCTGGTGCTACAGTGCTAATTTAAAATTTGATGCAGGAGAATGAAAATGAGCAATAAACTTTTTGAGTTAATAGAAAATTACGTAGAGGTCAAGGTCGTTGTCGGTGTAGCCGCAGTCACGAAGGCACTAAACGAGCAAGGCACGTACCTTGCGGGGATTCCTAACGTAGACACTGACGAGTTTTGCGCGATTGTTAAAGACGCTTGTGCTGCTGAAAACGCGTTGCAAGCCTATTTAGAGGAGCATCAGTTATGACACCCGACGAGGCACAACAAATTGTGGACGCTGCAGTAATTGCAGTGATTTTTATAGGGTTTGCGTGGAGTATTAAAAGATGACAGAACCAGCGAAATACCGGAAATCAATTTTACCGTATAGATCTAACCAAATAGCTAGCTGGCTGGAGTGGCTGGCCGAAAACGATATTTATTTGTACACTCATAACGAAGATGGTACATTTCGAGATATTGACACCGCAGCAGAGGTGCGGAATCTGGCACGCAGTCACTACGCCACTACGCCACTACAGGCGCTACGCGTCTCTACAGGGCTAACAGCGGCTCAAGCGGCGAAGGTGATGGATATTAACACCAAGACGTGGAATAACTGGGAGCAAGGACGTAGGGACGCTCCTAAACGTGTGCTAGCTAGGTTCAAGGCGGCAGTCCACAAACTACTAAACCAGCCAAAAGGATAGACTATGCAATACGTATTCAGCGCTCTTTTATGCTTTTATGTACCAATGATGATATTTGCACTTACCGAAATCGTTGACTACTATAAAGATACACCATTCAACATTGCGGAGAAGTATCATGGTATTAAAACTACGAGTCCGACAATCACAACGAACGCTAGACGCACTTGATCATTGTAAGTACATGTATGAGCAGCTAAAGACAAGCCTACCACCATCCAGCGACGAGATTAGAACTTGTCTTGCGCTGGTGCTGGTCAACACAAAATTTGACATCCACCATACGCACCGACACCACAGTACACGTATGGTTCATTTTTCGCCGGAATTGCGAGGGCCAGACCGATGAGTAAACGCAAAGAGATACAACAGCAGACAGACGACTTTATAGCCGGAGGCGGTGTAATCTCAGTAGCTGTGTAACGAAAAACCTACCGACAAAATCGATTAAGCGGACGTACAATCCAAAGAAAACATATGAGTATCAATTCAACGATTCGACTCCAGCGGAGTCTGAAGAAAACTAGCAGGAACTTAGTATGAAAAACCCAAAAATATATTTTGCAAAAGGCCCTATCAAACTAATTATGAAGCTGCTAAAGCGCCGTGCGATAACCTTGTACCCGCTAGGTATCGTCTACCGTGATCAGTTCATGTACGCAGGCAGAGAAATTTATTTAAAGGCTCATGAGCTGGCACACTGGGAGTTTTTTGCCAATGAAGGATTCTTCAAGGGATACGCGCTGTACTTTAAGGAATCAATCCTTGTCATGCTTGGTATTGTAGCAGTCAATAAGTACGAATTGAAGGCACACAACGCATGTCAAGATGCATACAAGGAGTATATGGATGCATGACTGGATAGTAACAATCTCATTTAGTATTATCATGTGCTTAGCTGTATTTGTGTGGGCCGCGCTAGGGAGTACGTTTTGAACTTTTATCCAAATATTGATCGGAAAGGTCGTGTTGAGATCATCATCAGTACACCTGCTGCGACTGAACGCAGACTTGCGTATGAGGCGTCAGAGGAGTATAAGATGATTAAGGCGCGCAAAACGCATACTTACAGCGAAACGAAGGCGCGCTGAGGAAGTGCTTGAAGCTTACGAACTATCACGACTAAATGTGGATTACATAGAGATTTAGCGCGAAAAATTCAAAATTTTTAGGTTTATATTTGAGTAAGTGTTTTTAACTATGTGCAGCCTGGGTTTGTGCCAATGAGGTAACATGTAGCACTTACTAAGATAGTGCAAGTAGCGAGTACTTAATGTCTAAATTCGACAACGACGACACGTATCCAGTTGAGTTTCAGCATGGAAAGCGTAAGAAGTATAAATCTCGGTGCAAAGATAGGTCCAAGCATGTCACTACTGACGAGGATTTGAAGCTATGGTTCAGCGATATGACAGCACCGATACGGTACGCAGCCACGAAGTGTACATATCCAGAATGTAACTGCCACGTAGACTCAGACATCTGCATTTTAAAACAGGAGTAGTGATATGGCCGTGACCAAACGAAGGGTGCCACGCAAGTCAAAGTATAAGCCGGGAGCCGAGCTGCACACGCTGGGGTTGCTAGAAACTGCGAAGCAAGGCAACTTAGTTTTTACACGCGTACCCGGCGGCTGGATGGTTCTCCATGAAAGTGCTGGGGCAATGGGGTTCTTACCTTACAACGTTGAGTTTAAGCCGTGATGCCGATTATCTGCGATACAGAACACTGTGCGACACTTGCGAGTTACGCAGTCAAGAAGTACTACGCAGATAAGATTGATCCTGTAATACTGAACCTATGTGTTAAATGCTATTCGCAGTACGCAACAACAGAAATTATCAAGAAGTGTCAGGAACACGCACGACAAACAGACAACCAATAGAAAGAGGATTTAAGATGAGTAAACCTTTTAAAGTACATCCAGCGGTGGCTAATATTGTATTCTTACTTACTTTGTGCTTCGCACTAGGTAGTGTCTCTTGGGTGCTTACAACTGTCTTGTAACTCTACATTAAGGACAGAGAACATGAGTGATATATCAGAACTACTGGCCGCTCCATGTTTTATTTGCGGATATGACGGTGCGAAATATTGGCAGGCTAATTCACATGATTTCGAATGCGCGTTTCATACAATCGCGGGGCAAAACAAGCGAGAGGACTTTATTGTTTTTAGTGGTACAACTGCATTGCAGAGCAGGTATAAAAAAGTTGTTACGTCTAAAGAAGCATTAAAGCGCAAATTTGGCGAATGTCGGTAATTGAGTAGGTGAAGACGCATGAGTTACAAAGATTATATATTTGATTCGGACTTTGAATATTGCGGCGACTGTCCAGTATGCGGCGACCCTGTCAATCATTCTGATGCGGGATTTTGTGATGCCTGTGGCAAAGCGTTTTGTTGGGGTTCGTGTGGCACATGGCGAGGTAGTAAGCACTGCTGCAATGAATGTAATGATGATATTGAGTGACCGGCTAATGTCCGTAACTGGGTAGCTAATGACAATTTAAAAATAGGAGAATATTTTGAAAAACAATGTAATGCTCGATTTGGAAACAATGGACACTGGAACCAATGCCGCTATAATCGCTGTAGGGGCTGTTTGCTTTGATAGCGAGGTCTATGACAAATTTTACAAGATCATTGACTTGCAGAGCTGTATTGATGCTGGGCTATCTATCAGTGGAGATACTGTTATGTGGTGGATGCAACAGAGCGAGCAAGCGCGAGAACAGTTTAAGACGGAAGGAGTTAGCCTAGCCAGTTGTTTACGGATGTTTTCTGATTGGATAGGAGAAAATGCTTTAGTCTGGGGTAATGGNGCGGCATTTGATAACGCAATATTATCTAATGCGTATCAATGTTTATCACTCAAGCAACCTTGGAAGTTTTACAACGATCGATGTTATAGGACAATGAAAAGTTTGCATCCAGATATAAAAATTGAAAGATCAGGAATACTATCACTGCGCAGTTGATGATGCGGAAACCCAAGCAAGACATTTAATCAAAATACTGTCTGCGGAAAACATCTAAATTTTTAAGGTTCAAAAAACTATGTTAAAAGCTACTACACTACTCTTAACTGCAACACTATCAGCCTGCCAGTTCGTTCACTTAGTGCCGACATCAAATGAAGACGGTGTTCCAAATGTTATTCTCGCGCTACCAGCAGAGCAAACTATCATCGCTGTCGACCCGATACCTTGTCACGATGCCGACGATCCCGATCCGCGTGATTATTATTTAGATATACTCAGCGATAAACTCAATGACTTACGACTACTAGATGAGGACGGCAACAGATTGAGAGATGTGCATTATTATATGTGGGATCTGAGAGAAGATTGTCCATTAAATATTGCAACCACGCGGATGGCATTTTGGTATCCAATCCAACGCGGACTAGACTACACTTATATCAGTACTCACTATGAGCACACAGATCAAACCTGGATACGGGTGTTCTCGCATGAGACATTACATCAGTTAAATTTCTTGCACTGCAGAGACCCAGACATACCTTCTGGCGTGTGGTGTCTACAAAGTTTAAATTATCCGTTAGATGGCTGTGAGTTTCCTTCTGTAGATCTCTGTTTGAAGCCGTGAGCGGCGCAATTAATTGAACATGGCGTAGCAAGTACTATATAAGGTTACGGTTACGGTTGTGACCGCAATAATTTATGTACAAGGACACTAACTATGAGCACCGTCAATGAGCGCGATTACATTGTGCGACAAGCTAGAGACGAACTGAAGGAGGAGCAACGCCGCGAAGCGATCGACAAGATGAAGATACAATTGCGACAACAAAAGTGGTGGCATCGTTTGCTACCATTTACTATCACTTGGAGACGTAAATGAGCATCCAAATTAGATCGGTTCCGAGTACTGGCACTACGTTTCTAACCGAGCTACTAAACGCGCATGGGTTCGACACAAGCGCCAAGCATTGGATTGAAAGGCTTAAGACTGAAACAGGACTAATCATCGCACCGATGCGAGACCCTAAAGACGCATGGGCTACTTGGGTTGCTAAGAAGCGAGGAGCACCTTATGCACCTACATTCGAGATGTTCTTTAATTGTTGGGATCAATTTAACTATAACTATGAGCACAACAAAGACCTTGTGATCTTAGACATCGATCTGTGGACACGCGATTTGTCGCTGGAAATCATAGGTGCTTACCTTGGCAAAGAACTGAAAACCAACTGGATACCATTGAATTACACTGGACGTAGCTGGAAAGCACTGGAACCTGAGCAGAAAATTGATTTGTCGCCAGTGTACGACTTACCACTAATACAAGCATATGAATACGAGGCTCCGTAACATGGACACTTAAACAGCACTGTTAATCTAGCAAGTTGAAATCCGAAGATTGATGGACTAAGATTAAAAGTCGCGGAGTAGCTCAGTCGTAGAGCGCTTGGTTCATAGCCAAGAGGTCGGAGGTTCAAATCCTCCTTCCGCAACCAACAACAAGAGGCAATTATGATTTGGACACCATACGACCATCCTGCAACATATTCAACAAATTCAATTAAGCGCTTAGCGTCCTGCGCAGCGCCGATCCAACAAGTATTTAACGACTTAGCCATTGAAGGGTGGGACATCTCAATCTTTTGTGGCGTTAGGTCTGAAGTGGACCAGACAAAAGCCTACGAAGCGGGTCTGTCTGGCACACCTTGGCCTAAATCAGACCATAACGCAGTCCCTCCTGATCTATCTAATGCCATCGACGCGGGTCCTTTCGTTCCAGGGATTGGAATACCTTGGAATATAACATCTCTGTGGGTGTATTTTGCAGGTGTCGTGCTCCTAAAAGCTGAGGAGTTAGGCTACACGTTCGAATGGGGCGGCTTCTACTCTAACGTTAAAGACTTAAATCACTTCTCGCTGAAGTAACTAAATAAGAGGCTATAACATGGCGGATAAGAAAGCCGCCCAAGAGTTCTTAGACACTCTTGGCCAAGGTCCGTTTGTCTTCCAGACGTATACAGATTCAAAAGACGAGCGGAAAAAACAGCGTACAAATAGACATGGAAAAATTTATGATCCTAACGCTAGAGTCCTAGTAGGCACCCTCGACAAGCACTACGATACACTTGCTATGCTTCAGAACCACGGAGCCGGGGTGTTCGTACAAGTGAATTCTGGGAGCGCCAGAGGCGCTATAGAAGTCACTGGTGTACGTGCGTTATTTGTGGATATAGATGATGCCATTCAGTCTGACTATATTCTAGGTGTTATAAGCGCCCATATGCCGCGGCCTAGTGCCATCGTCAACTCAAGTCCTGAGAAGTACCACGTCTATTGGCGCATGACGGACTGCCCTCTAGGGGCATTTAGGACGATGCAGCGACAGTTAGCGGTGCAACTAGCCACGGACTCCTCAGTAATAAACCTCGATCGTGTTATGCGCCTTCCAGGGTTCTACCATCTAAAGACTGAAGCTGCACACTTGGTGACAGCACACTGCAACCCGTCCATAGTATGTACAATGGCTGAGATACAACGAGGTGGGCAGTCAGCACCAATGGTAACCCCAACTAACGTTGCGTCTACCACAGTGGAACAAGACACGTTAGATGTATTTGGACTCAATATAAAGGATACATACAAGAAGCCGACTGTATGGGAGGCTGGTAATCGAACGCAAGCAATGGTGGCGTACGTAGGTCAGTTAGTCGCAGCTGGATATGGGGCTGAGTGGATACGTGAGGAGATGATACGCACTAACGTCGAAGATTGTCGAGTCGGAGACAAGCCTAAAACACTAGGTGATTTAGAGCTTAATGTGCTTGGAGCGGTCCCGAAATTTATCGCTAAGCGAGAAGCTGAAAATCGTCCGCTGAACGTCCCGCCTCCACCTCCTGACATCAAAAACAAAATCCCTCAACCCCCTGCAGACGTGCCAGCACCTCCAGTTAGAGTGGCTGAGCCGTTCTACAATCGACCAGAAGACAATACCTTGGACCAATGGGAATCAAGATACGTATACATTACGACAGGAGGTTTGATCGGCAACATGGATGTGCAGGGCAAATACTCTGTAACGACGAAAGAAGATTTTAAGACTGACATGTCTAACGTGCGCGCCAACGCAAAGACACTGATGTACGTAAAGTGGATGGCGTCGCCACGGCGCAAGACTGTACGTGATGTTACGTATGTACCTAACGGACCTAAGATCGTAGTTGAAGACGGCGTGGAGATGTTCAACATTTATGAACCAGCCAAGATAACACCTGTGACTGCGGCAACGTTCGACTTCCGTAGAGTAGAGCCTTTCATCCACCACCTAGAAATAATTTTCCCAGACACACCAGAATACACTACGTTCACCCAGTGGCTGGCGACTACAGTAACTCAGCCTGAGTACCGCGTACCGTGGGCACCGTTTTTAATTAGTGAACCTGGAGCTGGCAAAGGATTTCTGCAACAAGTCATAGCCAAGTTAGTAGGAGAGCACAACAGCGCTCTCATAGGATCAGATAGACTCGTCAATCAGTTTAATTCGTTTATGGCAGATACAACGTTTGTGTGCATCGATGAGATTGAAATTAGCACGAGTAAACGAGCTACTGCCAACCTTAAAACCTTAATGACTGAGCCTAGACTGGAGATAAACAAAAAAGTCGTAAGCGAAAAACAAAGACGTGTATACCCAAACTTTATAATCTTCGCAAACCGTCCTAATGTAGCAGTCATTGAGGATAAAGACAGACGGTTCTGGGTCCATAAATGGAAAGGTGTGCAGCCAGAAGACTATTACGTAAAACTATTTGAATGGAAAGAGAACCCTGAAAATATACGCCATTTATTGTGGTGGGTTACACACATAGATCTTAAATCCTTTAAGCGGTCCAAAGCGCCTGTAATGACACAGACAAAACGCGACATCATTGATAATAACTTGCCAGACTACGCGTTTGAGATGGTGGACGCAATCCGACACCGCGAAGGTCCGTACCAAGCAGATGTTATAGCGTTCAAGACAGTTGTAATGTATTCAGAGAAACGAGTAGGCCGAGATTTAAACGCTGCAGACCGCAACTTACTAACGGAAATTTGGGGTCGATATACTGAGAAGCCAACAGACGATATTGGGCGTGTGACCATTAAAGGCTTAGACAGAGTACGATGTCGCTGTATCCGCAACTATGACAACGTATGGTTAAACGGCACTAAAGAGCAGTGGCAGTATGAAGCTACTCGGGCGCATCAAATGGTGGTTACACCTGAAAGCGTAGATCCTCCAGATCTCAAAGCTGTACCGCGCACGGAGGATGCAGGTTAGATGTTAGCACTAGACATAGAAACAGCACCAGAGCAAGGACACCCAGAAGAATACGCACTCCAACCTTGGAGACTCATCGAAGGCAAGGCGCGTATCTCCAATATCGCGATTGCCAAAGACACTGGAGAGTCTATGCTAGTTACTAAAGGCTATCGCACGTTGCTGCATAGCCTTGCAGGGTCTGACGTGTACACTTGGAACGGTGTGTTCGACGTGGCTTGGCTCATCGCGGCAGGTTACTGGAACGAAGTTAAAGCAATTAGATGGCACGACGCCATGTTGCTGTGGAAGTGGGGCAGCAATTCACAGCGAAAAGAACTGATGCCTGCATGGTCGCTTGCTGATGGAGCAAAGAATTTTTTCCCTAAAGAGACTTGGCTTCCAGGTTTTATAAAGATGAAAGAATCTAACCACGAAGCCGGTGACGACGATAAGTATTGGGAGATGCGTGCAAAGTTAGATGCTATAGTCACAGCGAAGATTTCGGTTGCAGCCACGGAGAAACTAACTCCGAAGCAAATACACTCTGCGGCTATTGAGTCAGAGACCATCCCTGAAGTAGCCAGATCCTGGGTGTGGGGTGTCAAGGTAGATTACGACTTAGTCACAGAAGTCTTGCCAGTCATTACCAATGAGATGTGCGAGATCGAATTCAGACTTGGTGTTAGCAACGCACAAAACGCTACAGAGTCAGCCTTGTTCGTCACTGATCCAGCCACATGGACTCCAAGCAAAGTATTGCGTAGCCCCAAGCAGTTAGGAGAGTTGCTGTATGTAAAGTGGAAACTTACACCTAAAGATTTCTCAGATAAAACCGGAGCCCCTAAAACAGACAAGGCCGCACTTACCTATCTGGCGGATCAATTTGACAAGTGCATTGAAATTCTACGATGGAGAGAACTTAATACGCAACTTACGAAGTATTTACAATCGCCATTAAAAGCGCGAGAGTATTTAGGGTCTGATATCGTACATCCAGCACCTAAGATCTTCAGCACCTACACAGGACGGTTCACATACGCTAGTAAAACCCAGCGCAAATACCATACAGGTATAGCACTCCACCAGTGGCCGCGTAACAAAGAGTTTAGACGTTTAATCGCACCACCTGAAGGGTATAAACACGTTGAATTTGACGCGGCTGGGCAAGAGAGTAGGATCATGGCGCACCAGTCAAACGACTTAGCGATGGTTGAAGTGTTTAAATCAAACAAGAAGTTCCACGCGATGACAGGTGCTAAAATATCTGGCATGAGCTACGAAGCGTTCATGAAAGGTCGTGAGGCTGGTAACCAACAGATCAATGGCGAGCATGGACTTTACTACCAAGGGAAGTTTATAAATTTAAGTTCTAACTTCCGCATAGGTACAAAGAAGATGCGTATCCAAGCCAGAGTTCAATACGGTATGGACGTAGACTTTTTGACTGTACGTGGGTGGCAGGACGCGTTTGCACGTGCCTATCCTGGCGTAAAAATATATTGCGGTGACGCCATTAAACGCGCACAAGCAACTGGATACGCGGAGACACTAGGAGGACGCAGGTTTCATTTAAGTAATTGGAGTAAAGAATATCGCTGGGGAACAGAGAGTTCAGCGATCATGACTCCTATCCAAGGTACAGGCGCTGATATGAAGAATTTGGCGCTGCGTGAGTTATCCCGCCACTACCCTGAGTTTATATTTATTTACGACTTGCACGATGGATTGCATATGTGGGTTAAAAACGAAGTGCCGAATAGCACGTTAATGGAAGCACGTGATATGCTAGATACTATGGACTATGAAAAAGAGTGGGGTGTGCAAGTACGTATACCATTGACGTGGGATGTATCTGTAGGACCTCGCTGGTCAGAACTGGAGGAATTGTGATGAACGAAGAAGATAAAAAAGAAGTTTTTGAAACACTGTCAGCACTGAGGGACAGTGGCGATGTAAATATGGTCGGAGCGCCTTTAATGATAAAGCTAACTTACTGCGTATCTAAAGCAGAAGCGTACGCAATTTTCAAAGAATGGGCGGAGAGTTTAAATGACAAATAAAATACCTTGGTCGTTCTCACGGCTGAAAGATTTTGAACAATGCCCACGCAAATTCCAAGGTAAGTACATAACCAAAGAGTTTGGTGGCGCAGACTTTGAAGTCTACCATCTAAAAAGAGGTAAGATGATCCATAATGCATTGGAGAACTATCTTAAAACAGGTGATGTTAAACTTCTCAGCGACAAGACAAACCCAGATCTTATCTACCAAGGCACGGAGCTTTCCAAAGTAGGTAAGTCAGTGCTTAAAGTTCCACTGGACTTTCTAGTTCCTATGCTTGAAAAGCTGCGGGCCAGCGAGGGGCTTGACGTTGAAACTCAAAAGGCGTTTAACACACAATTTGAGCCAGTGTCTTGGTTTGGTCGCGGGGGTGCTGTCTGGTTCCGCATCGTCATGGACGTCAAAGCATTCTCAAACCCGCACACGCTTGTAATCTTAGACTGGAAGTCTGGGAAGACTTTTGGGGACGTAGACCAGTTGAAGATGGCCGCAGGTGTGGGGATGAAGATGCACATACAAGTTGACCATGTAATAGTTGCCTACGTGTTTGTAGACCACCCGGAAGCGCCACCGCTCATCGCAGAGTACACACGTGATGATATCGATGACATCTGGCAGGAGTTTGGCGATCGTGCTGAAATGATCCAGCTATGTGTAGAGTCTGGCGTTTGGGAGCCAAAACCGTCTAACTTTAACTGTACGTACTGCGAAGCTACACCACATCAATGTGAATACAAGAAGGATTAATTATGTTTAAAGAACTGCAACATTGCTTTAACTCACTAGAGAAGACGTTCGGACCAAACATCGCTATGGTAGTTAAGATGAATGAAGAGTCTACTAAACTAAAGCGTAAAATGGATATTAACCTCGTTGTATTTATAGAGACAGCTGAAGGCACAGCTGAAGTTGGAGTTGAGTCGTGCTACCCGTTTAAAAAGAAGCAAAACTATGTTGACTGGGTCGCTGAAATGACAGATGCACTCAGTGCTGAGATCCAAAACGTATATGCTCAACTAGGAGTCTTGTATGAACGAGCCGGAGAAGAAAGTCAAAGCAGCAATAGTAAAGTTGATCCTAAATATTTGGCCTGATGCTTGGAGTTTTATGCCTGTGCAAACAGGGTTTGGAAAATCAGGAGTGCCTGACCACTTGTTCTGCGTTCCAATAGAGATCACACCAGAAATGGTAGGAGAAACATATGGGATGTTTGTTGCAGTTGAGGCTAAGCGTTCAAAAAAGACGCCTACTCAAAACCAATACCGGGAGCTAAGTCTAATTTTGAAGACAGGTGGATTAGGTCTTTACGTGGCTGGGCTCGAAGCGTTGCCACATTTAGAGGCTACATTGAAGGAAAGATTTTGCCAGAAATAATATCACTACCACAACATAACTCAGTACTAATACCAGCGCAGAAATGTGCTGGACTTAATTTTAATGGATTGAGGTTTGAGCAGACCACATATAAGTTTCAACCTTATATTATCTGCGAACATAGTTTAGACCTATGTAGAAAAGCAGCGGCACGTGGTCTTACGATCCACACAGATATTTTAAATAATTATGAGTGGCCTACTCGCTACGCAGCGCCGTTCCACCACCAAATGATTACGTCAGATTTTATTTTACGCAACCCTCGCAACTTCGTGTTTAACGATATAGGCACTGGGAAGTCACTCTCAGTACTTTGGGCAGCAGATTATTTAATGCGCCTCGGCTTGGTTCGACGCGTGCTTATATCAGGCACACTGTCGACGCTCCATGCAGTCTGGAAGCAAACTATATTTGAGCATATGATGTACCGCACCGCGTGTATTTTGCACGGAACACCGCGTAAACGTGCTCAGATTAAAGAAGACTTCGATTTTTACATTATCAACCATGACGGATTAAAAAATCCTGAGTTTCAAAATGCACTTAAGGCACGTGGTGACATTGATATGGTGATCGTAGACGAAGGTGCTATCTTCCGAAATCAGAAGACTGATTTATGGTCTGCATGTAATAGTGTGTGTGGCCCAGAGACTGGGAGAGAATTGACATGGATGACAGGATCTCCGATGCCTAACAAGCCAACTGACGCATGGGCACAAGCACGGATCGTCAATCCTAAGACAGTACCTAGATATTTTAGTCGGTTCCGGTCTCAGACGATGACAAAGTTGACACAGTTTAAATGGGTGCCGACTCCTGGATGGGAGACCACAGTATATACAAGCTTGAGACCATGTATCCGATATAAACGTGACGAGTGCATAGACCTGCCAGCGATGATGGTAGTGGAGCATAAAGTACTTATGTCGAAGCAGCAGAAAGAACTTTACGCCAAGATGAAGGAAGACCTCACTATAGAGATGGACGGAGGTTTAATTACTGCCGCGAATGAAGGCGTTAAAATTAGTAAATTATTGCAACTGGCGTGTGGAGCAGTTTATAGCGCGGATGGGTTCCAGCATTTCGTTGATGTACAACCTAAGTTCGATGAGCTTAAGGCCATTCTTGCAGAGACTGGAGACAAGTTAATTATCTTCGCACCCTTCAAGCATATTATTACGCGGCTTAGATCCTGGTTCAATGAAAAAATGCCTGACGTGACGTTTGGTGTGGTCAACGGAGATGTCAGCATGTCAGCAAGAGGGGAGATTTTTCATGATTTTCAAGATGGAGACTTGAACGTTATCATTGCACATCCTAAGTCTATGGCTCACGGGCTTACGCTCACAGCATCCAATACGATTCTATGGTGGGGTCCAATCGATGACTATGAAATTTACGAGCAGGCAATAGGTAGGATCACACGTCCGGGGCAACTCCGTCACCAATACGTAAAGCATTTAATCTGCTCACAAGCTGAGCAGGCAGTATACAAACGCTGTAAAAATAAAGAGTCGATGCAAGGACTACTTTTGGATATGATAAGTAATTAATACTTGACAGTTTCGGTAACTCAGATACACTTTATAACTCACCAGCAACAGAAATTTAGGACCAATACTATGGACTACACAATTGAGCAGTTGCTCAAGACGTATGTTGGACTCCGAGACGAAGTATCAGACTTGGAGAAAACATTTAAACGCGCTAAGAGTGATAAACAAACACTCATGGCCAAGATAGAACTGCTACTTAGAGATAAGTGCGAAGAGTTAGGCGTAGACAATGTATCTGCAGGTGGGTTAACTGCTTATTCGTCAACAAAAGATCGTGTATCGATCAGTAGCAAGGATACCTTCGCACAGTTTCTCGTCAAGTCGATGCTTACAAATCTACAACCTCATATGTACTTCACTGAGGACGGAGGAACATTTAACGACTTCGGAGAGGTAACGCTACAAGAACACGTAGACGCTGTGCTGTCTGAAGGTACTTTGGAGCTACTAACGCTTTCAGCAAATAAAACAAACTGCAAAGCATACATGGACGAGCATGAAGGTCTCATGCCAGATGGTGTATCATACGCGTCCGAAAATGTTATTACTGTACGTAAAGGTCGAGGTAAAAAATGACAGATAATCTCCCATCCATATTTGAGAGTACCACTCCTGGAGCGGTCCCAGAACATCTAAAGCAATATCAAGATGAATCAGCTGGTTCGTTAGTGACAGGTTTTGTAGGACTTCCATCGTTATCAATCCGTGGAAAACAGTTCCACTATGAGAAAGACGGTGTAGAAGTGACAGTACCAGCAGGCACCGCAGCCCAAGTCGTAATCTTAGCTGCAGATCCTGCACAAGGAGTTGCCAAGGCTTGGTATACAGACGCTTATAGTTCGGGTGACGCTGCGCCTCCTGACTGCGCCTCTAGCAACGGGATTACACCGGATGCGTTCTATACTTCCCCTGTATGCAAAAGTTGCACAGCGTGCCCTAAGAACGCATTTGGCAGTGGTACGAACGCAGCAGGCAACGCCACGGCAGGCAAAGCGTGTAGCGACTATAAAAATCTATTTGTAGTTCTTGCAGACTCGTTAAACGGATCTATCTACTCGCTGAGAGTACCTGCTACAAGCCTAAAAGAGCTTAGTCGGTTCGGCAAGGAGTTGGGTGCCCATAAAATGCCTATGCACGTGGTTAGAACACAGTTGACATTTGCAGACACTGAGCACCCGCAACTTATTTTCACGCCTATCGGAACATTGTCCGAAGTGGACGCAGCTAACGTTGACAAACGTAGTAAGTCTACAGAGTTGTTGATGTCGCTGCCCAGCCAAAACCAAACCAAGCCACCAGCAGAGCCTACAGTAGCGACTATTGAACCACCTCCAGAAACTACAGCGCTGCCTCCACCTCCTGGAGCCATGCCATCACCACCTCCAGCCGCCGATGAGAAAATAATGACTGAAAAAGCAGGCGGCGCTACGTACGAGTCATTTATAGAAAATGGATGGACCGACGAACAAATGATCGAAGCTAATTACTTAATAGACACCCTATCTTAAGGAGCACTACATGAGTACCATTGACATTATCACTCAAGTTCAAGCATCGTTACGCGTTGCAGATAAGCTACTAAGCGAATACGCTGCGCACTTAACTGCAAACCCACCTGAATCAGAAGCAGCACTCGAAGAAGTCGCAGAGACAGCTACAGCGCCGATCGAAGATCCTGCACCTCAAAGCACCCCAGAAGACCGCGACGTCCGCGCCTCGGATACGCGCATGGAGTTGGAGCCTACAGAAGCGATGGGCAAATTCTCGATCCAAGACTACCGCAACAACGGCTGGACAGAAGCCCAGTTATTGGCAGAAGGTCTGGTGCGAGAAGTGGCAGTCCCTATTGAAGAGCCTACGCACAAAATGACTGCATTGGCGAACGGCGCTTCATATGAGCAGTACGTTAAATCAGGGTGGTCGCATCAGCAAATGCTTGACGGCGGTATTGTGGAGCCAGACTCTGTTGATACACCGCCAGCACCTGAAGCACCCGAACTCGCAGTGAGTGAGTGGCCGAAGAAAGACGGCGACGAGTGGATAGATTCTGCAGGGGATGTATGGAACCCATCATCACACAGCAGATCGAAAAACATGGATAAAGGATTCCCACCAAGTGTTACTAAGAGCGGTGTGTTTAAGAAGCGTAAAGGTCAAGTGGCCTCAGTAGCACCTGCAGCACCAGCACCTGCAGCACCAGCACCTGCAGCACCAGCACCTGCAGCACCAGCACCTGCAGCACTAGCACCTGCAGCACTAGCACCTGCAGCACCAGCACCTGCGGCACCAAGCGGCACTGACGAGCCGTTGGACGAGGAGCTTGCAGCGATCGTAAAAGGATTTAACGCGTAATGCGGTCTACATCATACAAAGAACTTGCTGACTTAGAGGTTGTCCGAGAACGTTGTGGACTCCTCCAAAGTGACGTCGCCTCGATGCTTGATATATCGCCTCAATCTTATTCAAGACTAATGGCGCAACTCAACTCGAAAGGGCCTCACGCGTTGGGATATGATTTGGATATAGCCGTGCAAAAAGTTAGGAATTAAGTTAACGAGAAAGCTTAAAAGTTACTACGTTAAACCCTATCACTAATTGGACTCGACGTTGCATCTCTGCCACGTCTGCTTCATCTCCAAGTACCCCTGCCCTGCTTGACCATGTTCTTCAACGTGGTCTTGCTAGGCTTCCATGTTGGCACCTCACCAGCCGATCAGTGCATCGATATTGCCTTGGTTAACTCTCGTAGATTTAAGCATAGATCTAATATCTTCCTCAGCGACATCCGCCTTCGCAGCTGCTTTTACGATCTTAATCATCTGCTTAAATGCTTTTTCTTTAGCGTTTCTGGTGCGCTTGTATGCATCCTGCAAGTCTGATTCAGTCACAATATTAGGGTCTCGCATTTGTCGCTTTAAGATGCTTCCTGCACTTCGACTTATATCGTTGAACTCGTACGCTCGAAACTTTAACGACACACGAGGATCAAAAGTTGTCACTCGCATACCTACAGCGCCAAGTGCTTCTGACTGAACTGAATAGACCTGACCTGATGGACTTCTCTCACCTTTATAGGCTTTATAAAATCGGTTGCCAACACCAACAAAACCTGGGTCCAATGTGGTAGCTAGATACTTTAATATCTCTTGCGTTTTCTTCGCGTCTGATTCAGCAGGGTTGTATACCTGCGCGCCTGATGGCTTCCTGTTTTTATATGTATCAACAGCCGCACCAAACATAATATCTCTGCCAACAAAAGGTGCGAACGTCTCCTCCATCGCGGAGCCAAACGCCTCTGCTAAATCTATTTGACCATCTTTAGCTCTGAGAAGAGCATTAATAGGTCGCTTAAGCATGTTATAAGGGTCGATAAACGATAGATCTATAAACTCTATGTTTCCGTCAGCATCGTGTCCCATTGGAAGTATATTAGAGTTACGGTTCCAAGGTGCTGAGAGTAATCTGATAGCCTCCTCATCGTCGTCATCGAGTCCTAGAGCTGCGAACGCGGCCAGCTGCAACGCATAAATACTTGCGCCAGCTCCTATGATCCCACCTATTTTATGTCGTGCATACTCTGGGTGTTCTGCGTAGTCATTGGCTATAGCTTTCCACTTATTTGCCGTAGTGCGAATGATCTCAGCCGAAAACGTAGGGAACGTACTTACGACAACGTTCTGACGAAGCCACTTAACACCTAACCCTGTTAGAGAATATGTTGGGTACTCATCACGAATCTTATCTGCTGCGTCTTGTTCGATACGGTCCAGTAACTTTTTTGCGTCAGCTTTAATCTTCATACTGACGCCTTCAGCCTGTGCATCCTTTAAAAGTTGTTGGTCTTCAGTTGAAAGCTTCTTATCTATGATCAAACGAACTTCATTATCCCAGCCGACCATTTTCCAAAAATCGTCACCGAATCTGTATAAAGTCTCCGCGAGTTTTATCGTATTTTGAACGCCAGTTACAACTGGGTTATCAAACTTTTCTAGAAAAATATCAAAGTTTGAATCCGCTAAGTTATCCATAAACTCGCCTGCGTGAACCGCATCGTGCATAACCCCTAGTTTAACTAGTTTCAGTATATGCTGATGCCGCTCTTCTCGGGTTCTTAGTCTGAGCTGTCCACCCTCAGACTTCCAGCCAGTGCCATGACCTACTAGAGCTTTTCCATCTTTCTGTACAAGCATAATCCGGCTTACAGCGCCAGCCCAATCATAATGCCCAGCGCCTACCGCAAACAAAGCACCTGATAAAAAGTTGCGTGACGTCGTAACTGGAGACAGCACAGTCTTGCCAAACTTTACTGCGCCGTTAATAAGCACCGCCTTACGCATCAAGGGGGAGAAATTATTCTTATGTAGTATATCCTCAAGTGCCAAGTTGATATCTTTATCGATCGACATACCACTAAGAGGCGCGTAGGACGTATCCGTCTTAGACGCTATAGTGTCGAACTCTCTATCTATAGGCTCATGCCCTTCTTTCCACAGCCAATTTTCTTCTTTGGAGGTGCCAATATCTTTTAACTTATTCAAGAACCTTTCGTTGTAGACTAAGTTACTTAACAGCGTAGCTGATTTCGTATACATAGCTCCAATTTCTTCGTATTCTCCAAGCAGCGCTTTCACTTCAGGTGCTAAGGCTTCGTTTTTCTTTTTTAAAATACTAAAGTCACGCTGACCTACTTTATGCTCTTTAATGTATCCAGACAGCTTGTCGTACGCAGTGCCTTTCTCAATCACACTCCGCATAGTTCGCCACGCTTTTTCGTGGGCAGCCTCTGCGTTGATCCCAGGCATGATCTTTGTGACATCGTCAATAAAATCTTGGTGCCTGTCAGCTTGGTTGTTCAACACTTCAATACTCGCCACTACGTTGTCGAACGCAGCTTGAGCCTTCGCATCTAAGCCACTTCGGACTGCAGCCAGAGCTTCTTGTGATGGGTTAGGTGTATGCAACAACGCAACCACTTCTGGATCTAACTTAGCTTCGTTTGTCTTAAGCGACTTCTGAAGTTTTTGTTCATAAATTCTGCGTTTAAAATACATCGTGGCTGCGTCTTGAGTCGTGTCGTCAACCTGAGACGCCCAGTCCTTTACGTCGAACGCTTTGTACGATGCATGTAAATATCTACCAAGTTTACTCCTAATAGTCTCTTGAAGTTCTTGTCGTTGGAGTACCAATTCAATTCTAGGCAACAAGCTTGCAGGTACGTCTGCTATCAGATCCTCAATATCTTCATAGGTGGTGTTTGGATTCATAAGCACTTCGACAACTTCAGGGTGTTTATCTGCCATCGAGTCCAGCACATCATCGATCGTCACTTGAACATTTTTAATGTACTCGTTCGACAAATAATCTATCTGGTATCGCATCATCTTTAAGTCAGCTTGGATATCTTCAGATAGTGAAGACATAGCATCTTCGTCTCCTTGAAGTGCCGCTACAAGTGTCTTATTAACTTCAGGAGAAACGCGCTTTAATTTTGTAGCGCCGTACTTTTCAGCAACGTCCTTAGTTAATTCTGATAGTCTATAAGCCTGCTCTCTCTCCTCAACGTTAATATCCGTGTCCCGATCGATCTTAGCTCTGAACGTTTTGTCGGACAGCAAACTTTGAGCTAACATAACGCGTTTGCGCATTTTACTAATTTTCTGTTTATTAGTTTTAGACCTACCACCAAGCGTAGACTTGACACCAGTTGATTGCGGCCAAACAACATTGTCTTTTTTGTTTATCCTTTTTGATGGTGGCACGTATGGCGGACCTCCAGGTGGGCCTTTTGGAGGTTCTTTAGGAGGCTTGACATCTTTTCCTAATTTAGTAGTAGTTGCAGACGCGCCAACTTTAGGTGGCACCACCATAGAGCCTTCAAGTGGTTCTATAGTAGACTTAGGTTCCACTGTTTGTGACGCTTCGCTCGTTCCTCCGACAACTTCCTGAGTCTGTGCTGGCGGTGTCGGTTGCTCCAATTTTGACGTATTTGTCGTTGCTGCAAGCGGCGTGGTCTCATCGCGTACCCTCTTAACGGTTACGCCTTGACGCTCTACTTTACTGACGATGTCAGAAAGATCAGCATCAAGACTATTAATGTACATGTTAACAGCTTCTATATCAGACACACCTTGATCTTTATATTTATTGATTTTAGCGATGTCTGACTTATTTAAGTCTTTACCTCTACGTTCAAACTTTTTTATACATCTAGCCAAGCTCATTAATCGACTTCCTCTAGGAATGCAGCAATGATCATTAAGATTTCTTCGTCCTCGCGTAAAATGCGCGTATGTAGTTTAAAGTCTGGCGCACTACTTCCACCGCGTAAGTTGCTATCCGTCGCCGTAACTTCAACACCATCTCCGTTATAGTAGTCCGATGCGTAGTAGTTACTTTGGTAATGGTTGGACGTATAGTAAAAATCGTCGTTCGCAGCAACTGCACCATCGCCATTGTAATGATCACTAGCGTAGTGGTTACTTTGATAGTGGTCAGCGGTGTAATAGAAATTATCTCCGGCAACCGCGCCTTGCGTATAGTGGTTGGACGCGTAAACATTACTTGCATAAAAATTTGACCCGTACACATTATGTACTCACAACCGTAACAGCGGTTCGCTGACCATTTGAATCTGTAGTCGCGGTAATTCGGTCGGCACTATCTGCTGCGTTCCTAAATGTTACCGTCGTCCCAGAAACTGCCACCTTACCGCATGACTCTGATCGCATAAGTCGTAGTTGCTAGTTCAAATGTCTCACTGTTCTCTATAACGTAGGTGAAGATATCGTTCAAGCTTATGTCGTTCAGGTTAGTGCTAGCAGTTAAGGTGCGAGCTGCTGTAGCCCATGCTTTGTCCGCCGCCACTTGTGTAATATCCACTAAACCTGTAGTGGCTGCTATTGACATATACACCAAAATTAGACGGCGCGCTAGCTGCGAGTAACGCGCTATCAGTGCCTCGCATGTCAGTATTGCTTGTGACGGTATCGACCGCTCCAGACGTTGTAGCTAACGTATCACCTGCTGATATCTTAGGGCGGTATAACTCAAACGTACGTGTTACTGGAGCCATTGACGCTTGAGTTATATGCAAAACAGAACTCCTCCGAGTCGTTTCCAGATCCTATTGTCATATCTTCAATCTAAAAGAAGTGACGTATACCCCCGGCATATTTGTCGCGTCTAACTCCGCGACTGTAGGAGTCGTGTATGCTGTCGCAGTACCTCCATTTCTTGATCTGTACGCAGTGAAAGTAGTGAGCCCTGATTCGCGTGTTTCTAAATCTGTAGCGTCAACTGCAACAAAGTATATGACTTGATCCGTAACACCACTTGGAATCCTCATTGTAACTTGCCTCCGAGTCTCGCGGCTGCCAGTTGACCAAAACCCCTGTCAATACTCTGCACCGTAGTTAGTTTTTTCGTAGATGTAATACCGCTCGCAGCTTTAGGGCTAAACGACTGTTTCCTACCTACCCCTGAGTACCGCCTACCGACTTGAGTCTTCTGACTACCTGAAAGCGCCATTACACAAGCCTCGCAGTGTGTGAACTAGTGACTGCTGTTGTAACTGCTGTAATGGTTGCGACCTTAGTGCTACCAACGTAGTCCGTAATGTCAGTTACCTGCTGATTAAGAGTTCCAGCATTAAATACTAGCAAGCGACCGTTGTAGAAGTCGTCGGTGCTGCTAGCAGCTACGCCGTCTACGTTCCCTAATGTACGCTGTTGTAGTAGTACCCGCAGTAAACGTCACCGGGACCGCAGTGGCTGCGTTGTCAGTGATGTACAGCAACTCCGCCGCTGTCGGTGTGCGCAGTTCAAACTCGGAAACTGTTGGTATATCAGCGATATCTGCAGACATATCAGTACCTGCAGGAGTCCCAAGCTTAGGCTGCATGTCAGCGGTGTCGGCCAAGATTGAAGCTACATCGCCACCTTGTATAGCGCCAGCAATATTTAGTGTGGGCGACCCTGTCCTATTATCTGTAACGGTCTTATATATTCCACGTATCTCTGTAGTTCCATCCGCCCCATTTAGTGTGACTGTTCCAAGTTCACCGCCGATAGTAAGTGTATCGCTACTCGTAACCCCAGATTGAGTTAGACCACCGGAAAACCGTCTATACTCTGCGGTCATCGTACCGAGCCCAGTGCGATTGAACGTAGGAGCGCCCGACCCTGCTACAGTGCTATAGCAATCTACAAACGTGTAGTCGCCAGCCCCGTTCTGCGTCACCGTATCTCCGAACCCGCATTGTTGTGCTACACACGGTATAAGAGTTGTTGTGCCAAATAAACAGTCCTCGAAAAATACAGCTGAACCCGTCGTTGTGGCAACACCACTGACACTACCAAACCGAGAGAATACGCTGCCTCCGATGTTTTGCGTCCCGAGTGCTAGTACAGCCCCATTACCGTTTACATCGTAGCCTTCAAAATCTGCATCTAAGGTTAAGGTGCTACCAGGGTACACTTCTACTTTTTTCAATCCTAAGTTACTCAAGATGCTTTTTAGCGCAGTGACAGTTGAAACAGGGTTAGACGCTACGCCATCTACACCTGTAATGGTGCCGGTGTTGGAAGCTGTACTGTCGAACCATACTGCACCATTTGAATAACCCTCACTTCCCTGGGAAAAGGCTATGAACGCCTGATCCACTTTAAAATTAGCTGACGTGAGCGCTGTATCAATTGTGCCGTTGTCGTTATAAAACCGGATGCGGACGTTGCCAAGGTTAGCGCCAGTGCCAACGTATTGAGTAAACAGTGTGAATACAAATTTTTGGTTCGTAGATGAATTAGACCCGTTGATAGACCCAACTGTTTTAAATGAACTGGCCGTGTAGTCGTAAGCTTGTACCCGTATCGAGTCGTTGCCACCTTGCAAGTACCCTGAAACCTCAAGGGATTGCGGCACCCCACTGCCAAGGTTCGTGGTTAGCTCAACGTCCATGCCGCCAGATACAGTGGAGAAATCCAAGTAGGTTCCATCCAACTCCTCAGTGTCGCTGTACGATCCACTTGTCGCCGTTACTGGAGTTGTCAGTGTCTCCCCTGTGAACTGCTTGTGTGTAGCAGCACCTACGTTGGCAATGCCTGTTACCTGCGACTGTTTAGCTGGGAAATCGTCGCCAGACAGCCCTGTCCCATCGTATTGGTCCTCAAGATTGCCCAAAGCGGTAGCATTTAAAGCGGTGAACTCTGACGATGTAATTGCACCTGCAGCTATCTTAGCCGCAGTGATGGCATCAGTGGCAATCTCTGTGGCTCCGATGGCACTCGCAGCGATGCCGTCTGCAGTTATCCAGTCGGTAGGTATCGTAGGCAAGTTGCTTAAGTTCGTAACATCTGCGGTCGCTGTCACACTATCAACTACACCCGCGGTCGTGTTAATGGCAGTGCCATCGCTGACGATATCTGTAGCCACTAGTGTCGACGCTGCATCTAACGTGGTCTGAGAGGCTGTTCTTAAATCTACGTTACCGCCATGACTTAAGTAGTACTTGGACCCTGATGCAGGGTTAGTAATCCACGCAGGTTCTACCGTTGCTTGCTTAGTAGTCACTGCGTAGTCAACAATCAATCGTGACTGCCCAACACCTGTACCACCTACAATCGTAACGTACATCCCATTATAGATATCTGCTACTGCTGATGCGGTCGTATCCAGCGTGATAGTGGTTGCGCCTCCTGCCGATGCAGTTCCCGCGTCCGCTTTATTGTTCGCGAGTCCAAATGAGTCATCAACTTGGTGGTCAGATTGCAGTTCGTCCCACACCGCGTCTGCGATCTCCGCGACTGCATCAGCCGCAAGTTCAGAAGCGCCGATGGCATCTGCTTGGATGGACGTAGCTGTTATCACGTTTGTCCCAACCGAACTGACAGCACACCCTGCGGCTCCTGTTATCTCTACTGCTGTCAATGCACCTGCGGCTACTTTAGCATTGGTGATAGCACCAGTAGCAATCGATGTTGCAGTAATAGCACTTGCATCTATACTCTCTATGTTCACATCTGGGTTGCCAGCACTGGCTGTGGTAGCGTTGTCAGCCCAGTATGTAGTGTTTACATCTGGAACCCCTGTCTGTGCGGGAGTTGGAAGCACCCCACCAGCAAAATACGTGACATCAACTTCTGGAACACCCGCAGTGGTGGGTGTAGCGACCGCTGTACCATTCCAGTGAGTTACATCTACCGTCCTATCAAGTCCATCAGTTTGTGGGTACATTACAAGCGTTGTGGTTTTGGCATCTGTGGTAGTTGTCTTAACAATGACGACTACTGTGTCCGCATTCATTTCTGTCGCTGTAAGATCTAAGTAGTAAACGCCACTAGACGTTGCTATTTCAGTCGCTTCCGCTGTAACATCCGCGAACGCTCCTGCGTCTTTAGATACCTCAGAGTCAAGTGCAGCAGCACCACTCACCAACGATCCGGTATTGTCTAAGATGGGGAACGTCACCCGGAACGCTTGGTTCTTTACAGGAAACGGTGTCGCGTCTGTAGCTGCCATTTAAAATACTCCTGGGTTGCCAACAAATGGCACCCCTCCAAATCGTTTTATATAAGGGTGTTCAGCCGTACTTGCCGCTGCCTCTTGCATTGACCCTGCAACTATGCCCCAAAATGTCGAGCCAATAGAAATATCAATTGTCGGTGTACCACTAGCTCCCGCCTTCTTAAACATCACCATTGAATCCAAACCGGCGTTGTTATCTTCATAATGCACTTGAGTTACACCAGTTCCCATCGTCGGGTCCGTGTTCCAAAAGTTACTCGCGGCTATCAGAAGGTCTGTTGTGGACGATGATACGGTCGTAGAAGGTGAAGTACTATTGCCTATCGCGGTACTAGATGCCCTGAACGGTGTAGTCTGGTCTACACCTGAGAAATTAGCTGCCCCTGCGGCCTGTTCAGATTTTGCCGCTGTAACAATCTCAACCGAGTATGTTCCAGCCGTTGGCAAATCAGTAGCTAACATGTAATAAATTGCTACTCGACCATCATCAGCATTGATTGTTGTACCTAACAATGTCATAGCAACTGCGTTAAACTTCGCACTACTGAAAGTTGTTCCGCCACTTCTCCATGCCCCACAACCAACAATTAATATATCAGTAGCTGCTGTAGTCGTGTGGTTGAAAGACAGTGTCTTAGTATTTAGTGATTTACCAGACGTTGTGCCGACTTCACTTATTGCCACTATGCACGCTCCTTAAGCGCACGCTTATAAATTTCGTACAAACCACCAACGCCGTTGCCTGTAGGCCCATAAATTTCTTTCTCTGTGATCGAGCCTCCACCAATATAGGCCGCAATTTTTACAAATATACCTACGATGTCGTGCGCGCCGTAAGGATAAATTTTCTGGCCTAACAAGGTGGTGCCGTCATACAATCTAATGCCCATTGCTTTGCTTACTGTATCGTAGCGGAACATAACTCTGTGAAGTCTAAATGTAATTTCTTTGCTGCGGTACGCCATTACTGAACAACCTCCAATTTAATGAATATAGGCTTACCGGGAGCCAGCAGCATATGAGGTGGTTCACCAGGAGCAGACCAGTATGCTACGTCGCTTGGTTCACTCTCATTAGCCGCGTTACCTGCAACCACATAGACGCTGAGCGCATTTGTGTCATCAGGGCGAGAGAATAGGATCTCACCGTTGGCGTCTAAATCTCCTATCACCTCAGAAACTCCGTCAGTCGTAGCGTAGGCACGCATGTACTCTACTGGACCACCGTCAGTACTCGGTGTCGCAGTGACTTTGAAATCAAGAGCTTGGAGGTGTGCTGCGAGTGCCGTCAATATAGCCACTGTTAGTCCAAATTTAAATAACTTCATTTAGCTCGCTCCAGTAGTTCTTCAAGTTTGGTTTCAATAGATTTCTGCTTTCCCCAATTACCACTTATCAACTTATACCCTGTGTGGATCAGCTTCACCTTTTGGATTACTTTAGGGGTGCCTATAACAGCAGCTACCTGCGGGAAAAATAGCCCTGCCAATACAGCTGAAATCGTGTCTTGGTGTGCAATCAATAAATCTAATAGTGTATTCATAATTAACCTCTACGTTGGTATAGCCTTGACTGTCTTTAAAGACCTATCCTTGTGGCGTGTAATCTCAAATTTATACACTGTCTTTGGTTTGTTCATCATAGCCTCGATCCTTGTGGCTAGTGTGTCAATTGATTTAATTATAGGCGACATATCCACGTTTGGGGAGAGCGCTGGATTCTGCACTGCGTCAACTAATTTATTTAAACCTTTCACTACCGCCTCTTTACTATCAGAAGACGCCTCACGTATAGCCCCGATGATCGCATCCATATCAATATCGTCAGCATCAGGCTCAAAATCCAGTCCGTCGTAGCGGTCCTCCTCCATCTCCTCGGCTGTTCTTACTCGATTCATGTCAAACAACCTCTTAATTTCTCTGCTATATTACGCTTTCTTGTCGTTTTATCCCATAGTTTCTGAGCACTTATAGTCCCTGTCACCGATTTTCCGTTTTTAATGCCGGTGTGATGTATCCTAACAGTTCCAAAATCCTGCTTGGTCAAAGGCTTAGCGCCCGCCACCTCTGCTTCTTTTGTAGCAGCTTCTGCAGCAATAGCTGACTGTTTAGCTGGCATCGCAGCGATGCCTTCGTCTTGAGCAACTTCAACAGCTTGCTCTCTAAGCGCGTCCATCGCCTCTGGATCACCCCGTACTGCGCTCTCAGCCATGTCAGCATCAGTCGCATATTCAGTCACAAGGTCACTTAAAATTGTGTCGTACGTAGGCGCTGCAGCGTCAGTAGCACTGGCTGGCTGGTTCTCAGTCGACACTCCTGTGGATATTGATTTTGTAGTATCTCCAGTCTCAGTCCATGTTTTAAATTCACTAGACGACATTTCAGTCACAGGGCCTACAGCCCACCCACGTTCATAATTTGACTTATACGCTGCAACCGCTTCAGATTCAGTGGTGAACCCCAGCATCACTTTATGCTCATCAAACTTTCCATTTGTATCTACTTGGTTTATGACAAATACCTTGTCACTTTCTACTTGGTCTCCAACAAATACATCAATAGCGTCTCCATCCGCGCCGATAGTGCCTTTTATATCTCCATAGTGGTGTTTAAGAGTCCGTTCCCAAGGATTTGCAGGATCTTTGCTTTTGCGTATAGATCCTTTCGGGTTTTCGATGGCTATATCAAGGCCCTTAAGTGTGATATGGCCTTTCTTGTAGTTATCAGTCTTTGATTTGAGCGTCAGTAGGCTCGGGAAGATTATTAGTTGGTGACGCCGCCGCTTTGTTAGCTTCTGCGTCCAACTCATCAATATACTGCTGCTCGTCTAAATACGCGTTCCTGTCTGCCTCCATTGAGGCATCACCTCTATTTACAGAGTACACGTTAGTTCCAGACAACGTCTTAAATACTTTATCCGACAACTGCGCGTTTCGTGCTACACCACTGATGTAGCCGTATTGCTCCAAAGATTCAGCTGCATCGTCTAATGACACACCACCTTCTTTAGGGAATATTGGACGTCCTTGGTATCCACGCTCGTTGAAATGCGCTTCATCAATGCCCATAGATGTAGCGGCTTCGCGGCTTAGTCCTTGGCCTTTTGAAATAGCTGGTTTCAAAGTGTCTGTTTCGGAATCAATAGGCACTTCTTTTAAGCGTATATGTTTAGGTGACCTATCGACTGGCTGGCTTTCAGCATATCGTTTTGCAGCCACACTCTTCCAAGCTTGCCCTGACATACTACCGAACTCAGATATATTAGCATTCCGGTTTATCTGCCTATCAGTCAGCGACGGATCAGCTATTGATAACTCTGATTTACGGTCTGCAACCGACATATTAACCCACGAGTCTTCAATATCTTTTCGGTTGTCAGTATAAAATTTGTGCTCTAAATCTGAAGCTTCTTGATGCCTAGCTGCCGCCTGTCTAACTAATTCTTGTGCGTCTAATTCTGCCTGCATCCTTGCGTCTAATTCTGCCTTAGAATCTAGTTCTATTGACAGACCTCCTTTTGAGTTGGCCCAGCCAATAACACTGCGAATATTTACTTGAGACCCTTCAAATCCTTGCGGATTTTTTATTACTTTAGATCCTGGCTTTTTAACAGCGTCGGCCCAAGTCCCAAATTGCTGGTATGTAAGATCTCCAGCGTCTATCGCCGCCTCAATTTGTTCTCTGGACTTATAAGGAGCTAGTGTCTTGGCTAAGTCGTTTGACGCTATGATCCGTGCGTTGCGTTCTTCTTTAGTTCCTGACTGAATTATTCCAGCATCCTTTGCCAGCGCTTTAGTCGCTTTCTGCGTCATACCTTCGAGTTTAGTTGCAATGCGTTCAGCTTCAGACTCGCGCTTCTCAGATGTATATTCTGTAGCAACTTTTTTGTATGTAGGCTTATCAGCTGCTCTCTTTTCGTCTTTCTTCTGCTCCATTGCAGGCTTAACGTCTTCAATATCAACTTGTTGTTGTTGATTTGAAAACAGACCACCATCGATATCCGCAGGTACGTCTTCAGTACCTTTAAGTTTTTCGTCTATTTTTGCTTGTGCATTGGCTATAGATTGACGTTGTGGCTGCGCGCCAAACATATAACCCTGAGTTTCAGTAGGAGCCACATTAGTAGTTGGCTGGTCTAAATGATCGTTTTTAAACATATCGTATTCATCTTGAGATACGGTTAGAGCATCAAAGTCTTCCGCATCGAAAAGTTCTACGTCGTTCGCAATTGCATCAAAGTCTTCTGCATCGAAAAGTTCTACGTCGTTAGCTATAGAGTCTAACTCGGCAGCTGCTGCGTCGTCAGCCGCTACAATTGCGTCTGCACCTAACTTCTCTTGTCATATCTAAGATTTTAGTGGACGTATCACCTACAGCACCTCCCTCCTGCTCCATCAAGTCAAGATGTTCGTCAATCGTCTCCGGGTTTTCTTGAGTCTGTGGAGACATTTGGTCAGGAAGGGGGCTAGTAGGCTCCGTGCTTTGGATCACCTCCTCTGGGTTGTTGACAATATCTTCAGCGAGTGCAGCCATTTGCGGATCTACTGACGCTGTTTGATCGGCAGGATTTCGAGGTGCGTTTGGATCTGTTGGACCAGCAGGATTTTGAGGTGCGTTTTGGTCACTACCACCTAGATCTACGGTATTTGGACTCTCTGAAGCTGGTTTAGACATAACACCCGCCGCACCACCGAATACACCACCAGCAGCGCCAAGTCCTGCAGCCTCTCCGACTCCCTGCATAGTTTCTTGAGAAGGGTCTACTTGCTGGGTGGCGATGTTCGCCGCAGCTGCTCCAAAACCTTCTTCACCCGCTTCAGATATTGCTTCACCTGCAAAGCCCTTTAGACCTTCAACCAGTCTAGATTTTCCAGGCAGCTTGGTGCCACCAAGCGTCTTTTCTAATATCCCAGCACCTGGAAGCATATTAAGGCCGACTGATATAATTCCAGATGCAATAGCCGCATTTTGAGATAGTGCTAGCGCTTTATCCGCTTTTGCAGCTTCCCTATCCGTAGCGTTGGCGATTTTAGGATCTACATCCCACATCTCATCTGGTAGTGCCATTAAACTTTCAAACGCAGACGCGCCTGCATCAGCACCTTGCATCGCAGCGCCTGTGCCAACAGCTGCGGCAGTGCCAGCTTTGAACGCTGTACCCTCTGCGAAGCCTTTCGCCAGCAATCCAGCTTTAGCGCCTCGACCTGCCAAGCCTATTGGAAGCATCATTGGAAGCTGTTCTGCAATGAACGACGCAAGAAGTTGCGGGTTGGAAACCGTCTCCCAAAACGAAGTAAGTGCTTTATCGAAAGTACCGTCTGCAGCTTCAACCTTAGCGTCTCGAAGCGCCTCTTGGTTTAAAAGATCTTTTGATTTATGTGCTGCTAGTTGCTGTGCCCACTCACCACCTTTAGCAGACGCAAAATTATCCATATCACCAAATGGTGAGAGACCGTATATATCACCAACAGTTTTAAGTAGACTCGCAGCCCCAGACTCGAAGCTGACCACAGTGTCAGCCGCAAAGTCTGTCGCTCCATAGTCTTCACCATCGTAACCAGCGCTCTGGTCTGCTTGCTGGTATGATGAGCTTTCATTGGAGAATAGGTCATCGTTTTCGTAGGCCATTAAGTATTAGTTCTCCTAATTATTTTGAGACTGTAAAATGTTGTTCAGTGTTCTAGTTGCTTTTCGCCTCTCACCTGGAGTTATATTTGGGTCGTTTGTCATACGTTTTAGAATATCTAATTTACTTTTACCTGTAGCTCGTTGCTCGCGTATAACTTTAGATCCTAACGACTCACTCATAGATCCTTCAGCTACTTTAGGTGTTCTTGATGCTGCTTCATAATCTATCAAAGATTTAGCATCTGCTGTTTTAGTTGCTTGATTTTCTCTTGTCCACTCTTGCTTTTGAGCTGCTTGCCGTGACTGTGCGGCTCGGTACGCTTCACTACGTCCTGCGTTAGACACTGCATCCTGCATGTCTCGTCCACGTCTAAGTGAATCGGTGCCTCCACTAGGTGGGCCGCCACTTAGTCCAAAGAAGCTTGTGGTTGACTCACCTTCCGCGTCGTATCCAGTAGTTTTTGCCGTTATTTTTCAAACAACTGAGCACGTCGGTCTGTAGTACCTAAAGTCTTTATAAACTGCAGCCTATCCTGCTCAAACCCAGCCGCAGCTGCTTGCCTCCCAAGCGCTTGATCAAATTCTTGCGAACTCCGTTCACGCCACTGATCCTGTTTTAAATTTAAATTGTAAATCTCTTTAATTTGGTTGTAATCTGACAGTTCTTTTTTGTTCATTAAGTCTTGCTTCCCCTCCATTATATGAAGTGTACTTCGCAGCTCCGCCATTTCTTTCGCGCCTAACTTCTCATGGTCCATAAGCCGCATTTTACTATCTTCAGATCTTTTCTCGCCTAAAATTTTAAACCTGTTATTTAGGTACATCTCGGTTTCTTTGTTCGACGCTCTTTGGTCAATCTGCTCACTAACATCTTTGGCTCCTTCAGATTGAGACTCTAGCCTATGTTTTTGCAACTGCTCTTCTTTTTGCGTCTGCCGTTTAAACTCTTGTTCGTCTCGAATTTGGTCACGTCCAAATTTAACAGTATCTCGTTCAGTTTGGCGTGTGTACGCTGTATCTGACGTCTTGAGTCCCGCGCTCGTATGCTTTGTCAGCTGCGTCCGTTCGGTACGAATTTTGTAAGTCAGCCAGACGCTTAGTGCGTTGCTCTTCAAGCGCCATAGTTCCTACTTGCTCTGCGCCTCTTCCTATACCTGCGGCGATGCGACTTATTAGCCCACTCATAATTACACCTCTAACCGTTCAGCGATGCCCATAACATCTGACTTTGTCACACCTTGCAACATGCCGTTCATCTGATTCTTCTGCACTCCGTATGTATCAAGGAGCATTTTAACTACTTGGCCTTTTGTCTGATCAATCGATTTTGAGTCTAACTTGAACGCACCTGCAGCCTCTCCGACACCCATAACCAATTCAGAAACTTCTTCAGCCACTGGGAGAACCATATCTCCTGGAAGCTGCCCATCAAACTGTTGCTCAATACGATCGACTATCATAGTTGTCACTTGTGCAATAACTTGTTGTGGCTTATCTCCAGACCCTTTAAGCTGCTCCGTAATTGCGTTTGACGATTTATCGTTGTTGTATAAAAGTTCTGACGCAATTTCCAATGCTGAGTTGTATATCTTTTGCTCTTCTGGGTCCGCCTTAAACTCTTTTGCACCTGATATGTTCGTTGTAGGTAGCGAAGTTGGCTCTTGACCGTCTTGAAATTCCGAAGTTGGCGCTGCTGGACTAGGTCTCTGTGCTGCTGTTACTAAACCGTTATCCATCTTTAATACCTCCGAGTAGATGATTTCAAATCAGATCGCAACGCACTTCTAACGCCTTCACGTGTAGGCGATCCATTAGAGTGGGTAGCAGCGCCTAATGGCGTGCCTCCGCCTCCATATCCCACACCTGCAATCGTTGAGTTCTCCCTGCGATATTTCTCCAGTTCCAGTGCTTGGTTGGGAAGTTCTGGTGGTGGTACGAGTGATTGCAGAACTTGAGCGCCCATTATGGTTGGAATAGGGTTTCGCTGCATCCAAGACGCGCCGTTTTTGGCTTTACTTATAAGACCTCCACCACTTCCTTCTAAGTTATTGCCACCTGCACCTCCTAAACTACTCAGCCCTTGTTGAGAGCCAGATGTATAGTCTATTGGCGTATACCCATTTATAGGTGTTTGTCCTGGCTGTAGCGGCATACCTGTCGACGCGGTAGGTGTGGACGCTTCTAGCACACTACTTCCAGATTTAACGCCTCCACCAATAGGACCTGCAGATGGTGCATTCGAAGACGCAAGTAACGTAGGGTCAGAGACGACTTGGTTGGGGATTGTAGGCGTCACTCCTGGTGCATTCAAGGTTGCAGCACCTGCAAAATCAGCTGATGTCACAGCGGCTCCTGCGCCTTCCGCCATACCAGCCCCAGATGCGGCAAAATCTGCACTCGCGAAGTCTGCGGCTGTTAAAGCTGAGCCGCCTTCCATGCCAGCTACTGGGATCGTCGATTCTGTTAGTGCTGTACTTCCTACCGCTGCGCCGCCTTCCGACATTGAAGAGATCGCCATTCCTCCGAAATAAACTACGGCAGCTGCTATGGCAATTTTTCCAAGATCCGAGTGCGAAAATCGTTCAACTTCTTTAAACGCACGTTGAAACTCTTTACCAACACCTCCGATTATATTCTTCGTGCCTTTTTCAATGTTTCGTCCAGCACGACCAACTTCTTTTATAGCGCCGCCGACTTCATCTACTGCACCACCTAAAATTTTAGTTGGGGATAGTGGTCCAAGCGTATCATCCAAAAACGACATTTTTTAATCCTCTTATGCTGTACCTTCAGCTTCTTTAGCAGCAACTGCATCAGCAAACATTTGCCAGAATGCAGTTGCGTCTGCATCAAATTGATCTAACTCCTCCTGAGAGTACGTAGTCCCAGAAGATGTGGAAGCTGGTGGCGGAGCTGCTGGGCCTTCGATCGGTGCTGCCACATCAAGTTTTGATGCCGTCATTAAGTCGGGGTTTTCATCCAGCACACGTTGCATCTCGGCTTGAATCTCTTCTTCAGTGCGCATATTAGACTCTGGCTCTCCAGCTGGCCCTAAATCTGCAACTGCGTTATTCGTGGCTGCGTCCCGTTGCTCTTGATCCGTCATTTTTTCGTTAGTATCTTCTGCGCCTGTACTTAACCACTCAGTTCTGACCCATCCTAAATCTACGTCCCCAACTACATCCATCGCATCTAAATACAAATCCATAGACGCTTGAAGCGCTGATGATGCTGCTCGCTGTTGTGGCTCAGACATTGTATCGTCTTGATAAATCTTAGTAGACTCAGTCATAAAGTTTCGATAAATATCAGCTGCAAGCAAATTATTTTGAATGATATTTTGATGATCCGCGGACGTATCCTCAAGCCACATACGGTATTGAATATCAGTCATTTGAGACGCTTCTTGAAATTGCTGACTGGCGTCTAACAACTCTTTCTTAGCCGCCGTGTCCATGTTAGCCATCCATCGCTCGTTAAACTGCGTTTGATCGTTTTCTTTGGATTGCCAAGCTTGTTGCTCCTTCAGCAAGTTCATTTCAGCCATAAGTTCACCGGCTTTAATGAACCCATCAAACTCATTTTGAGCTTTCTGCATATCGTTTTCATGTTTCATCGCAGCTGCAGCAACGAACCCATCATATGCTTGTTGGTCATCTTGCATAGTCTGAGCAGCTTCAAGCTGTGCGTCTTGAAGTTCTCTGTCCGCCACAACTTGTGTATTCTTCAATGTTTGGTTTGCAAATAATTGTGCGTTGCTGCGTAGCTCTTCAGATTTTAACTGGGCCTCTAATAGTGTCTTCTTGCTATCAAGATCGTAGCGATTTTGGAGCGCCTCATGGTCTCGTTGCTTCTGAGCTATTTCTTCTCTAGACGTCAACTCTGCTAGTAAGTTTTGAGAATCTGCGTCTAGCCTATCTCCTTGAAGAACAGATTGAGATTTAAGCTCCCGTAATTGCAATTTGTCGTCAGATGATAGCTGGTTAGCATGCAGTGTAGCTCTCGTTGATAGTTCATCCAACGCACGCTTTTCTTCTGATGTCAACGTAACATCAACGTTACGCTCTTTAGATTTAAGTGTCGCCATTGTCTGCCATTCTGCAGAACTTAACGATTCAGTATGCATCTTCTCTCGGGACGACAGCTCATCCAAAGCACGTTTTTCTTCAGATGTCAGTGTGGCGTCTACATTACGATCTTTAGACATTAATTGAGCTAAATTTATCTTCTCGTCTGATGTCAATGCCTCTGTATGCATCCGCTCCCTGGATACTAAGTCATTCAACTGCTCCTGTTGTTCAACAGATAATTTCTGTCCTTGCAAATAAACTGCATTTTGGAGTGACGCCATTAGCTGCCGCTCTGCAGAGTTTAATCCTTCAGTGTGTATTTTAGACCTAGACTCCAAGTCGTTTAACTGCTTTTGCTGATCTACAGACAACGCAATACCTTGTACGTAGCGTGCATTTTGAAGTTGGTACAACAAATTCTGCTCATTAGAATCTAATTCTTGTGTAGCAAGTCGCTGCTTCGACTCCAAATCATTTAACTGTTTTTGCTGGTCCGCAGTTAATTCAGCCCCTTTAATATCACGTGCGTTTTGGAGCTCTAGCAATAAATTGCTTTCAGTCGCAGTCAGCGCTTGAGACTGTAAATTAGTTTGCAAATGAGCACCTACATTAGTCTGGCGTTCAGCACTAGCTAACGTCGCGGCTCGATCAACTAGTGGCGTCATATATTGCAACGCAGCGCCTTCAGCTGCTCGTTCGCTAAGCGTAGACTCGCCCATTCCCCTATCTTGCGCTGATCTAGCACCCTGCGCCCTAGCTAGTGCGAGATATGGAGAATTTGACTGTGCTAATGATACAAGCCCTGACGACATGTCGTTGGAAATTTCTTGTTGCGTCTTAGGTGCTAGTGGGTCAGTCGTTTTAGGCGCTCCTGAACCGCCATCCAACGTTCCAAGGTCAATAGGGTCTGCGTCTGTGCTTAGAGGTGCCACTCCTGGATCAGTGCCCGCTCCTGTTGTTGGAGGTGCGTCGCCTGTCGCTGTGTCTATAACAGTTGAAGACACTGGATCTTGCACAGTCGGTGGCTCCAACTCAGGAGGTGTCGTCGTATCTGTAGTCACTGTTTGGAACGTCGGATCTTGGTTTGAAAGTGTTACTAACGCAACCATTTAAGTACCCTCTACCCAGTAGCTTCTTCGGCATCGACCATCGTGGTACTCGCTACTGGGGTCACAGTCAGCTGGTCGTTTAAGATCCCAATTAGGAATTTCTTCGCTGTGGCAACTCTATCTGAAAACTCGAAAGCAGTTTCGTTCGCTCTAGGTCTCGATGTTTCCAATAGCTCTAAACATAGTTTGGCATATTGTTGAGATTCGTTCATTTGTTAAGCTCCTTTGATAGCTCTTCTATTCGTCGGATTGTAGTTTTGCTCATGTCCATCTGTGATTTGTTGCAGTCTTTAATTACATCAATCAGTTGCCCTAGTTGTGCTCCAATAACAGCTTGTGCAACAGAGTTTTGGTTCATTACCTCTGTTTGCTCTCGGATCGCGTCTATTTGCTCATGAGAGTTGCTATACCACAATTTACGTCCTTGAGCATCTGTAGCTGCATGCCAATCATACAAAGACTTTAAATGCTCCTCCTGCGACGGGATCAGCACACTCTTTTCCGGCAACATATTTCTAACCATAGCCTCTAATCCTTTCGCAGCTAATGACCCTGCTACGATCATTGCACCAATTACAGAAAGTTCTTCGTTGTTCATCATAGACTCCGTTTGTTTTTCGTACTACTTAATTTTGTGGCGTCTTCGTGACGTTGTGCCTCCTTATAGCCCTCTATGAATTATCTGATCTGGATATTTCAATCCAGTTGTTCACCGAAATACACAGAAGCACAAGCGCATCGTCAGTGTGGTCTAGTATAAAATCAACACCTCCAGCAAGCCGTATGGTTGTGCCATTGCTAACAGTAATGTCACTGGTCGAATCGTCTGATCTAAGCACTAGAATATCGCCTTCACCGCCTCCTGTGAGCGTTGTCAGTGAGTCAGCTACTCCAGTACCACCTTCACTAATTAACGTATGGTAGCTTTTTGTCACTGTGACTGCGCCAGTGGCAATAGTTAGCGCACTGGTAACTAGATTAAGTTCATTCGTAACCAAAACACGTCCAGTGGATTGAACACCGTTGGCGTCAATGACGAATATTTCTGTGCCTGCACAGCTAAGTCCTATCTCGTTAGTTGCGCGTTCATACATTCCCGTAGTCGGACTGCCACTCCATGCAATGGCCGGATCGCCCGCAGTACCTGTACCGGCTAAAATGTCGCCTGAAAATGTTGTATCCTGATTCGAATCTATCCTCATGGCCTCAGTCAACGTGCCTGCTTGGTCCGTCAGGAATACTAGTTTCGTAGGATAGTCGTTTGTACCCCAAGTACCATCTCCAGATACGCTAATGCTAGCACCTGGATTTTGCGTGCCTGAGTCGTCAGCACTAAATCGAATAATACCAATTGGATCACCGCTTATAACATTTGTATCTAGGTCGTAAAACTCTAGTTTTGGGTTGCCGGATCTACTTAGGAATACATCCTGAGCAAATGTAGCATCTTGATTTGAGTCTATTGTAAGGGCAGTGACTGTAGAAGTACCTAGCTCCAGAGAGTCTGGTATGCCTCCTGTCGGGCCATAGAGTCGGATAAAACCACCAGACTCTTCGCTGGCTCCACCTGATATGGTCAACGATCCATTTGATGCAGAGGATTCAATGTTTGTTGCGGTATCGATAACAATATCGCCGCTAGTGTCCAGCGTAACGGCTGTAGAACCTCCTGCATACAGGACAAGATCATCAGAACTTGCGTCATAGTGTATGATATCTACGTTATTAGACCTTAGGAGAATGTCATCTGCTAACGATCCGCCAAGCCCTCCATATAACCTAAGAGAAGCACCTGCCGTTGCGGAACCACCTTCACTGTTGATTCTGAATGTTTCTAGTGAAGAGTCGTAGTTTATGACCGCATCTGTGCCTGTTCGAATGCTAAAGTCATTTGCAGTGCTTACAGTGCTTCCACCATACATGAGTATATTTGCACCTGTAGACCCCGACGAACCTCCACTAATAGCTGTTGAGCTAGTGTCGTCATTAGAAAATATCGATCCTGTTACGTCTACGTCACCTGCGAACGTAGCGTCTTGGTTTGAGTCTATCGTCATCGCAGTAGTGATAGTGCCACTGTTATCAGTCTGGAATAGCATCGATGTTGGATGATCACTGCCTCCAGTCCAAACACCTGATGCTTGAACACGTATCCGAGCACCTATATTGTCACTAGTAGAATCATCTCCCAAAAAGTCAACGCGGCCAATTACATCACTGGTCGTGATATTGCCAGTTCGATTAGTGATGAATGCTGGGCCTGATGCGTTCTCAACCCTGCTATTTGCAGCTACAGTCATCGCTCCCGCAAAAGTCGATTCTTGGCTTGAGTTTAGTGTAAGGGCTGCCGTACCGCCTGTTGACAGTATTAGCGATGAACTGACAAGGCTCAAGCCATTGCTGGGAGCACTTGTAAATGAATAAGCTGGTAGCGCAGCCGTGCCATCTTGGTTTGTGATTTTTGAACCTGTCGATATAGCCAAAAACCCGTTAGAGCCATCGATCTGAAACTTCAAAACACCTTTTGACGCAAAGTTTAGATCGCCATCTACGCCCCCATGATACATGCCTGTACCTGTATGAGCCGTAAAGGAATACGCTGGTGCACCTACTGAGCCGACTGCTGCATTGAGCGTACTGCTAAAAACCCCGGTTGTAGCTGTAACTGCTGCAAATGTGGATGCGCCTGTAACTCCCAATGTACTTGAAATCGTCAAANCACCTGTTAGATCAGCTGACGCAGCTGAGAACCTCCATAAGTCTGTGTCTGCAATAGAAACACCTAGATCTCCAGCACCTGCATGGTAGTACCCTGATGTAAGGTCTCCATCCCATGTAAGTCCTGGAGCAGTTTTGGTGTCAGCTGCGAGAAGTTTCAGTTGATCTAACATAGCACCTTTGGCGCTACGAGATAGTGAGTCTGTCATCTCTGTTGCTATGTCGGAGAATGTATCGTTCCACTCAGAACTTGATATAGTTTCGAGCGTTGTGACTGGTTGACTCGAATCTAATGTATATGTGCCGTTCGATGCTCTAGTCATTAGCGTGCTCCTCGCATAGCGCGTCGATCGCTATAGTAATAAGTTACATCTTGAATCGAGAATATATCATCAGTTGCTGATACATGAGATAAGTTAATTCCAATCGCATCCCCAGTACCCTCCAAATCTCCATATGAGTCTGAAATAAGAACACTACCATCAAATGTCGCAACGTCCCATCTAGCTACATCAAACGCAGAATTTAAATCTGCGAGTGCTTCGATAGTATCATTTGCGATGCTGTGTGGTTTTACGTCTGATGATCCAAGAGAATAAGTAGCGATAGTGCCTATAGACGCTGTGCCATCTACTTGAACATTCATAAACATCCGACGAAATCTTTTTCTCATTGTAGGACTGCCAAGAAAGTGATACGCAAACTGTAGCCATGATTGACGTATCTCACCGTCAAACGAACGGCCTTTGTCCCATTCAAATACATAGCCTTGGTCGTTACCAAAAAAGATTCGATTCGCTCCTGACGCGTCTTCAGCATTGGAAATGCACGTAACATTTGTTTCAAGATCAAATAGCCCAAAACTAAATTTATCACGTTGCAGCCGCTCATCGAACTCTATAGTCATTGATACGCCTTCACCTGCGCTTGTGATGAACCTATAAATATTTTTCTTTAGTGATACGCACGAACCAATTATTGTAGACTTAAAGGCATTAATTTCTTTTTGAATGTTGCGTGATACAGTAGCCGATTCAAAGTCTCCAAACGCTTGTACCCTGCGTTGGTCGATAATGCCTCTATCATCCACCATAAAGTTTGTACCTATTTGCTGCAATGTGTGCGCGATGGAGCCTGTATTTTCACTAATTGTTTGCAATTCAAAATTATTAATCGTCGTTCCAGTTACTGCGAACGTCTTTCTGCTTGTCGTTATGACTAACGATGCAGGCGCTTCTCGAACCCCTGTGGGTGTAGATCCAAGTCCAATCTCTACTGTGCCACTAGCAGCATCAAAATCGTATTGCTTGCCGGTGTCTGAGTTTCTAGTAATACCTCGTGCAAATAGTAGCCAAAGTTGGTTTTTATAAATACCTACAAAAGTTGGAATATCCAAGGCTCTTGTAGCTGACGTAGCCATGTCGCTATAAATTGGGACGTAAATATTCCGTGCTGGCCAATATTCAAACGCTGGATTTACTCCATCAACTCCATATACGTTGTAGCTGCCTGTACCATCAACTCCGAAGGCATTGCGAGGATCTGTAGCGCCTAACTCAGCACTACCTGTAAAGTTGTGAGACCTAAACTCAAAATCGCCGTATGGTTGTAACGTAAGAGCTGCAGCTGCGACTGTGACTGTGCCTGATGCAACTGCGCTAATTGTCATATTAGCGCTTATAGCGAAGCCTGCAGTGTACCCAGATAGAACGTAGTATCCTAGATCGTCGTTCGTTAATACGTTGTATACAGCTGCTTCGATTGTAGCTGAATTACCCGCACCATCGTCGATCGTAGTTCCAACAGCTGCATTGGCGGAATTACTAGCTGTATCAAAGAATACTATGTGGCCAAGTGAAACCTCAGTCCATCCTGATGTTGTCGCTTTGTACATCCCAGCGGTTGCGTTACCAGATTTATTTCTAAATGCGATCGTTGTGTCTAAGTGTCGCCAAACACCAAGTACGCTACCAGTTCCTGGCACAGTTGATATCTTATCTCTAAGGTAATTTTCTTTGACCAATCGGATATCGTTCAATGCATCCGCAGAACCTTGAAGTACTGCGTTCAGTCCTGTAGAGCCAATTGTCCCAGTATTAGCTGTAAACCCTTCAGCCGATGAGAACGGAGTTGTTGACGTAAGTACTATGTAGCACCCGTACCCTGCATCAGGGGCTTGGATTAGCTCTCCAGTAGCTCCTGACGTATCACCTGTAACAGTATCTCCAGATACTGCGTCTGTATCCACAGTCAGATTGAGTGCGTACCAGTCAGTATCAACAGGCGAGTCCAAACCATCAAACCGCTCATACCCTTCCATTAGCCGGTAACCTCTATTTAGGTCACACTCAAAATTGCGGCACTGGATAATTTTCCCAGGCTCGATTTTAAGTGGTGGTGTGACTGTATCCAGTCCCCCACCTAAAATAACTGATTTTGGCTTCGGTGGTTTAAGTTTCTTAGCAGTTGCCATAAGTATCAATAATCTCCATACATGCCTGGAGCTATGATTTGAATATTAGCACCTGTATTTATTGAGCTAGACGCTTGATCTCCTGGAAGTTCGCTAGCTTCTAGTTGAGCTAACAGCGGGACATACTGCTCGTAGCCCATCGCCTTAGCATCTTCAGCACTCTCATAGTTGCCATAGTATATAAGAGCCCGTGCTACAATAATGTATCGCCACTGAGCCGGGATTGCAGGTGTGTCTGAGTCTGTAGATAGGTCAGTGGCTGCCTGCCACCACTGGAATCCAACTGCTTTAATGTCAGCAGGTGTGTCGTATAGCCTTATAGATTTATTTGGAAGGATTGTAAAGCGCCAAGGATCTCCTGAGACTGCAGCAGTTGGATCGTCCTTAATTAGGTTCCAGTCGATATATTCTAAAGAGTATTCATCCGCAGTGACTTTTACAGACGCATGGTCCCAATAGTTTAGTGTCAAAGCGCCCACTTCAGATAGTGTGTAATCTTGTTGGGCAGCTACCGTATTGAACGTGCCAAAATTATGAAGATAATTAGCATTAAACCATTTACCTTCAACTTCTTGGCATGCACGATTTATCCATTGCGTTACACGCTTAAACTCACCTGTCTGACTTGTAACAGTAGACATCGTGCCTGAAATACCAGCATCAAGCATGAACTGCGTACATAACTCCAAATATGTATCTGTAGCCATCCGCAGCTCCTATCAGTGCGTATCTTATTTAGGTTCTTCTGCTAACTCTTTGGTCAGTTTAGCAACTTCAATCTTGTTCTTTGCAGTGTTTTCTTTCGCAAGTTTATCCTTCGCAGTTGCAAGTTTTTCTTTTAAAAATCTTACATTCTGTGTATCACCGCCTCCTTTAGGAGGTGGGGGCGCTCCTGCGGGTTTTGAAGGTTGCTTCGCCTTAGGTATTACTTTAACTTCTGCTTCGCCGACAGCATTACCAAAACGATCATAATATGTGTCGTCCTGTTTGTAACGCGCTCCGCTGGCTCCTGGAATGACGCCATAAATTTCAGAATATTTTCTGTCTGGGTCGAACACCATAAATTGCTCCTGGTTGTGCGTAGATACATTTTTGAACTGATACTCCTTCGGCTATATCGCCATCCATGTACTCGTCTGTAACAAGTGGCCAGCTATGCGACTCAGTATCGTCCATTAAATTTTTTGTGGGGAAATCCCCTTGAGCAACTAACGAATTTGGCGTTATGTCCAAACCAACATTGTTGCGCCCTGTACTCACATACTTTTCAATCTTCATCTGCAATCTCCGAAAGTGCTCTAAGAAAGTTGTGTTTGCAACTCTCTTAGAGCGGTCCCAAGGTAATCGTTAGAACCATGCAATGGTCACAGTCGCAGAGACAACACCTGCAGTAGCTTCACTGCCTGTCGTAATTTCCACCAGTGTATCCGCTGGTATCAAATTAGACGCCGTTGAGCTATCTCCATTGTCGTCAGTGTAATCGGTAAACGAATTACCTACTGCATCTGCGGATGCTACCGCTACAGTCATATCTGCATACTTATCTGTATCTGCCACAACACCGACAAGTACATGACCTGCAGCGACTGTTACAGCTGTAGTAACTACATACCCCATAGCGATTACTCGACCAACTTTACCAGATGGACCTACAAACCCTAATTGAGTAGCACCAGTTGCTACAGACGCAGCTGTGACTGTATACGTAATATAGATTGGATTATCATAATTCATTATACATCTCCTTTAGCTGACGCCGCATTTAAAGCCGCCAGTTTTTATAGTGCGACCTTTTGGGCGTTGGTTATCAGTTACAGACTCTGCGTTTTTAACACTTATATCTGTGCTACTAGACAAGCCATCTGCAACACCTGCAGATAGGCCGCCCATTTTACTCTTGCCTTCGATATTACCTGAATGGCTGATATGGTTTTCACCGTCGTTTGCTTTCATAATTAATCTCCTCGATTAACTAGTTGGTGTGGATGCCCACTTGAGGATGCGATTTTGAGTTGCGCCAGTCACGTTGTGAACGATTCCAAAACCCACCTAAGTAGTACCATGCGATGCCGCGACTTCGACCAAAGTCAGTAGGTATTTTACCTCTGATTTGCTCAGGTTCTGTGATCGCTTCACACACAGTATCAGCTCCAAAGAACCAAGCTTCGCCGCCAGCAGTGTGTGTACCACCTTCAGCGATGTGCGTCTGCTCTACAAATCGAATGCCTTCGTAACGTCCAACTTCACCTGAATAAATCAAACTAGCGCCTGATTCAACATATTGATGGATGCCTTCAAGATCGTCTTTAAAATCTCGAAGAGCTGAAGGACGTGCAATACAAAAATAATCGTCGTTCATATACGGAGTGATATTACGTTCTTTTAATGTGTCAGACACTAATTTAACGTGCGTATTACTCATCGCTAGCGACACAAGTTCGTTCGTAGTGCCATCAGTGTTTGTGGATATAGCGGTTGCACTTGTACCTGAAGTTGGCCAAGCGGTTAACAACGTAGCATCAAATTGCGCATGAGCCGCAGTATCTAATGCTTTACGAGCGTCATTTTTAAGTACCTTGTTAATAACTTCTTTAACAGGTTGCTTGCTCAAATCATCCAACTTTTTAGAGTATGGAACAGAGTTCGTATACTCAGTTACAGTCAACGTACCTTGAGTGATGGTGAAATTTGTTTCTGGTGTTGCTTGAGTCTCCTGGACAGCTGCACCCTGAGTCGCTACATCACTGTAGACGTTCCAGTTGAAGTTATCGCCTTTGGATTTTCCTAGAGCTTCCTTGACGTCACAAAACTGACGAAATCGACTCATAGGCTGAACAGCGGTGCGTAGGTAATCAGATAATACATCTGAATACATGAACCCGCCCAAACTACTTGTATGCCAAACTTGACCTGCCATGATTAAATTCCTCTCAAAAGATTAATAAGTCTGTCCTCTGGAGAGTTTGAGATCGGCAATAATATCGGAATTTGTCTTAGGTGGTGGAGCTTCAGGTGGTTTCGCTCGCTTGCCGCTACGTGATGTTACAGGTGCGGGTTGTTTGCGTTTTTTCTCTAACCGTTGCTCTATTGCGGTATCTACATCTACCTTGTCGGTACTTGGTGATAGTGTGCGCAATTTCTCTAAAACGTTGGTTCCGGCAGCTTCANAAATGTCATCGTAAGATGGATTAGTTGACATAAAATTTAGATCACTTTGAAGTAGATCTGTCTCTTTGTCGATCCAATCTAACGTTACAGGGTCTGCAGCTATGTTTGAGAATCGCTCGTCAGCTTTAAACTTGTTCAAAGCGTTCTTAGCATTCTCATGGTCTGCGACCTTACCAACTATAGCAGTTACTTCGGCAACACTCACTCCTGTTTGGACTGGCGCTGCATGCTTGTTGGCTGTGACAATCAAATCTGAAATTGTCTTTGCCGAGCCTTCAATATCTCCTTTGTTGTAAAGTCCGTCCAATGCGGATTCTAAACCGCTTTGGATCTTACTTGCATCAACTTCAGACATATCATCCGACTGGGTAGATTTCTTCTGAGGGGCTGTGCTTAAGTTTTGCAGTGCCGTGTCATACCGTTGTTTCGACTCTACTGCTAACTTCGTCTGCAAGTCTGCGTTACCAGATTTCTGCAGGTTTGTGACGGCTGTGGAGATTGGAACTTCCTGTAACTCCCCGTTCACTTTAATACGTAAAAATTGTTCGCCATTTCGTTCTATAACTGGAGTATTATCCATATCTGACGAATTGTCAACCTGTGAGGTCGCTACTTCTACAGGTGACTCTACGACTTCAGAAGATTCGTCTGGAGGTGGAGGTGGCACTGCGCTTTCAACTAGTTCCTCAGCAACTCCATGATTTTCAACGTCTTCTGCAATAGATTCATCTCTGGACTCTCTATTATCCTCCACAATGCGCTGCATCATTTCGTCTCGTGGATTTGGAACTTCATTTTCAATATCTGTATTTTCAATAATGTCAGGCATTAGTCAATCCTCATCGCTTCTAGTTCTTGCAGGGCTACTTCACCACCTTTTATGATCGTTCCGAATACGTTTCCAACTTCGCACCAAACTTGATATTGGTGTTGAGCCTCTTTGTGAGAAACTTCGTCTTTCGCGAGCACGCAGCGTTCTTGATAAAGTCCTTTGTTAATTGCGATAGTTTTACGGATCGCTTGTCCTAAATCCGAATTTAAAAACTCTCTCGCTGACTTAGATGTATTTGCAATCTTCTCTAAATCTTGTACATACTGCTGGTGTGTGTTGTTAATTGCTTCAAATTCAGCATCTGTAAACTCTTCGCTACCTAACCCATTGTTCATACGCCTGTTCCTGTTGTGCCTGATCCAATTTTATCTTTAAGGGCTATTTCATTCGCTTTATTGCCCTCCCTCAATGCTGTCATACGTTCGTTTGATATTGCTTTCATATGGTCCAACTTCTCTTTCATTGTCAAACCTTGTTGGTGAATTATCATATCTTTATTGGCATTTAACTCTGCGATCCACGCTTTTAAATCACGTTCTTGAGATGCCATTCGCTCTCGTGACTCAATATCTGCTTGCTTCATTTGCATCCCAGCTTCTTGAGCACCTTGCTCTTTAGCAGCTTGTAAATCTTCTTCCGTTATTCGAGGTTGTGCGTCTTTATCTTCAGACTTTAAAAACCGTTCTCCATCTTGAAACCCTGCAGCTGCAAACTGCTCTTTAGACACTTCATCCCAATTTATACGTGCCGCTTGGTCTGGGTTTTGCGCGATTATCCCAACAGTATTAGCTATGGCCGCAGATTTCCGTTCCGGACTCGTAGCCGCCAGCCCTAAACTCAACTTAAGTGTTAATTTATCTTGTAAAAACTTAAGTCTAATCCTATTCCGAACATCTTCCTCTGGCTCCGAATCCCCAATACCTTCCATAAATTTAAATTTCTTAGAAGCTTCATCAAACGCAGTATGGAAAATTACATCATCAATTTCGTTAGCTTGTATTAGTTGCATCAAGTGAGTTAGTTGACTTTTCATCCACGTCGTTGCAAAAGTCATTAAATCCATTTCGCTTATTGACGCCGTGGCTTCTTGGGATATTTTGGCGGTTCCAACAAGCTGCTGCTGGTTCCCTTCTTGCCGCATGTTGCCACCTAAGAACGTACCCGATATATCGTTCGCCTCAGTCTCAAGCCTCTCTTGTTCTTTATAGCTAGACGCTGTAACGTCTTTTGTATCAATAACTTTTATATCAGTTTCAATATTTTCAGTGAGTACCCCGCCCCCCGGAACTGAACGCATAAGGGCTTCTAAGTCTATAACTGCACCTCTTCTAATTACGTAGCGTTTGTTCAAGGCTAACCGCACATTATCAATTCTTAAATTGGCAATATCGTTTACACCTGCTTGGATATTGGCGATTAAATCTGTAGCCGAACTAGGGGCGAATCTATGCGCTTCAATAACACTAAAGCCATATGACATAGGACGTACGCCAGCTGTATATGCATCCGCGAGGAGTTTAGGGGTTGATAACATATATTGAGTACCTAAAGTCCAAAATACATATTCTTGCCCTTGCAAACGAACAAAATTCTCATGTGCCCAAACAACTTTAAATTCATCCCGTTGTTGTGTGTTTGTAGAGTCTTCGCGTTGTTCGCCTTCACGTGCTNGTCTGACTGTATTATACGTGTCTTTGCTAGCACTTAAAATTTGGCCTCGTGACAACGGCAACCATTCAGGTTCATTAGTCTTAGAGTCCACCGCTTCCATCCTAGCTTCGACATCGACTACGTACATAGGGACTAAGCGAACTATATACGGAGACGTTCCAATCGGATCTCTCCAATCACAAGCAGCATCTAATAATAGATTCTCAACTGGTATCATATCAATTACTGGTTGATCGCGAGTTACAAATTTCTTTGTGATTGTTTTAGTGCGGCCTTCGATCTCAGTGCCTTGTAGGTCGATTTCTGGCTCTTCAATCTCAATGGTCTCTTCTTTAAACTCCCAATGAGCGTATGTGCAGCATGGTCCATAGACTACTTGTGTCTTGGTATGCACCCATTACAGTTAAAAACCAACGGGATTGATTTGTCCAATCTATAGTGCAATACGTTTCGCATCACACGTGCTGCCATCATCTGTTCTGGGTCGTTCTGATTTTCAGGGTCCACATTGACAAGTTCTAAATTTGAAAAGAATGCAGCCGCCGCTTTCGCAGACGCAGATCTTTCAGACGCTCGTGTTAACGGTCTAAATAGTTTGCTCCTACCTGAATAGAGTTTTGAATTGTATGCACTACGGCGATAGTGGTTGCTGTTGAAGTGATCTGCGTTGCGTTCCCACTGAGTAATTAGTGACGAGTCCTGATACGCACGAGCAGTCACAAAATTACTAGTCGCCAATTCAAGCCAAAATGAATCTAGTTCTGATTCTGGATCTTTATCTAAATCTTGATTTGGTTCTGAGTTGGGGTCCGAATCAAGTACGGCGTCTTGATCAACTGGCTGTATACCTGCACTCATGATAGATCAATCCTTATATTGCCTTGAAAATTATGCTGTATGGTAGCAAGCTCTTGTTCGTTTAATTTATCATGGTTTACACCAAACCTACGGAGCAATTCGCCGCCAATACGCATCATTTGCCGACTAGTGTCTGCCCAATTTATATCTGCCATCTTTAAAATGTATCCATATCTACCTGATAATGCCATATTGTAGATGTAAACTACTCCGTTCCTACTATCTGAATCCACGTACCATGAGTGATTTGGATACCGTTTAGCTAACTCAGTTCCTAGAGCCTTGGCAACACTCATATCTCGCGTAGCCCACTCTACATTGGCCGCAACTTCAATTGCACTGGAGTCCGCATCCCACTTAGCTTTTTTGGCTTTGTTTACAATAAGATCAGAGGCTTTTTTCGCCTCACGACGTGTCTTTGACAGTAAATAACTAGTTGTGTGTATATCGCTCATTAGGGTGCCGGTATATCAGATGCCCAGCGATAAGTTTGACCTTGTCGCTCGGGTCGTTCGGTTTTAATGTTTCCACCGCTAAAGAAATACACAGGATAGCGTGGTTCTTGTCCAGCTAACTGATTTACAGCAGCTTTTACACTTTGTGACTTGAATCTAACAGGAGGTGGGGTGTATGCCATCATATTGCTCCAAAGCTTTCAAATGGATCAAAACTATCGCTTGCTCCTTGCATCATAGTCGAATTTACACAAAATGTCAGTGCTGCAGCATCACTTATATCAGTAGACTTGCCAATTCGCTTTTTAATCTCATCTTTACGCTCTAACATTAGACGCTCCCCAGTAACATCAAATTTGTAGGTTATGGCACATAATTCTATCAGAAGCTCCTCACGATCAGGGATTGATGCCCCGTCCGTAAGCCATTGTTTTAACGCATAATACATCTCAGCACGCCGGTTTTTGTATCGCTTATCATCAATAGCTCTATGTGCGAAGTTTACTCCAGTTACACGCTGGCCGTACCCAAACGAAACTAGAACATCGTAGACACCAGCCCCATAGCCACCTGTAGAGTCAATGCAGACATGTTCCACGTTATCTTCTTTTATCGTGCGCATTACTTCGCCTGCTACCTCCGTTGTGGTGAGTTTAGATAGTCTCTTATACCACAACACTACGCGGCCCTGTCTCAATACGAAGCAAGTATCATCATCTCCCTCGCGCGCCACATCGACACCTAGTATGATTTTACCCATAGCTTCATACTTAAAATCTCGACCATTCTTCATACATTGCTGAACAATGTGAGCATCAATGAGTACGTTCGTAAGTGAGGCGTTGAACGCTTCTGTCGGATCAGCTGGATAATCTCGATGGAACCGACTTAGATCGTTCTCCATCGTAGCTATCTTGCGCCGCCGCCTAAAACATTTGATCATTGTCTAGTGTATGCAATAGTGCTACATCTCGTTCATCATCAGTAAGTTCGAAATTTGATGGTGCTGTTTGACGGTACGTATCGTCCCAGAACCAAGGTATGAATACTCGCCAGTATCCGTTCCAAGATGCAGGTGGATCATCAGCTGGGTAGCATGCGTTCTGCCACTGGGAGTGGAAATAACCTCCAGCTCCGAACGCCGTGGATTCGAGGTACATCTCTGTACCATCCTCCTCTGGGACACCTTGCATGAGACCGCCAGCAATATCTTTAGCAGCTGTCCAGAACGCAACCTCAGATCCATGAAAAAACTGCATTGTCTGCGACCGACCAGTATCGCCAGTTTTCGCTGTACCAACTGCATACTCCGAACGTATCTCATGCATATCTAACTCTTTAGCATTCGAGCGCTTCAGTATTGGACGCAGCTCTGGAGGACAATGGTCATGGTATCGCTTCGCCATGTTGAAGAGATTCTTTGTCGCTTCAGCTTCATGTGCCAGTATGAATACCTTTGTATCAGGCTCATGTATCGCTTTCCAATAGCCCCGCCCCTCTATCCACGTAGATAGTCCTTGCTGCCGTGCCTTCACTATGACGATCCTAACCTTGCCGTGCTTCTGCAACATCAAGTCTACGACTGCGTTCAAATACGATTGAGCCTTGTTGAAGATTAGCGGCTGCAGACCTTTTGTCTTGGTCTTTATCTTCAAACATGCCTCTGAAAAGTAGTTGAAGTCAGTCATACACTTAGTGTAGAACCGATCTAACTCCGCATGATGGTCTTGGTTTGTGCCGTCAGTCAATTGCACCTTCCTCTGTATCTAGTAATTGATCCGCTACGATGGAGAACGCAACCACATGGATTTTTTCCCGCTCAAGCAGAGGCATTGCAGTTTGTAGCTTCTCCATCTGTGTGATCATGGCTTCACACGTAGCCGCTTCTTGCTTACAGTACTCAGCGAACCGTTCCCGTTCGTATGTTGTCAGTGAAATTATCATTGCACCACCATCCAGTCCTCACATAACAGATCAGTCTGACTCGCGGTCCACGGCACGATGGCACCTTCCACAGGTTGTATAACTATAAAGTTGCTGCAGCCATCAGCGCTCAGGTAGATGTACAAATACATTGCATCACCTTCACCTAATAACTTGCGACCGTTCCATCCTGCTCGTGCCACACGCCGTCCAACTTTCAACTGCTCAAGCGCTTGCCCGAAGGTCATACATGCAAATGGTCCTGGTTTATCTCTACACATCATTTTTCTCCTGTTTGTAACGAAGTTTAAACGCCCAGATAGCATCTTAGAGCGCAGCTCTCCACAGCCATCGATAGCGCCCATCCGTTCACCACCTTGTATATCGTTTCATCGTTTTGGCTCCTCCTTTTCTTCCAGTTCTGCTTCTGTTATCACCTTGGCGACGCCACCTAATTTCTTGGCTTGCGCTTTAGAACGTGTGGTCATCTGCGACCGTATACGTTTTATACGCTCTGCTTGCGACTCGATGGAGCTAGTCGCTTTGTCATCCTGCCCATACTCATGGTCCATCTTGTTCAACTCTTGTATAGCCGCTAGCGCCATTTTAGGATCAGCCAAACTGAACACTGCAGGTATTGTTATGTGCCCTACTTCGTTCACCTCCGCGTCACTTACCTTCCGCGCCTGCATCCCGTAGGCGATTAACTCCTTCACGATGCCGCGCTTCCCATCACCTGTAGTAGTGTCCAACTCAGCCGCCATCTGTTGCAAGTGGTCCTTATCAGTCAACAACAACGTCTCGACGTTCTCTAACTTCTGTCGTCTAACATTGTTCTCACTCAACAACCCTTGTATAAAAAACTGCCTCGCCTTTTTAGTCTCCATCCGCAACAACAGCCCTTGGTACACCGCGTTGGCAACATGAGATGTTGTGTAGAGCGCTTTGATTTGAGAGTTTGTAGCTTGATACTTGGAGCTCTGCATTGTCTTAATTACATCACTAATGTACGTATGTCGAAGACACGCTGTCACGAAGCACCGTTCCTTCTCATCCAATTGGTCCCAATAATATTTAAATGTCTGCGACGTCGGCTCATCCGTCAAGGCCGCGTGTACAATGTCCGAGTCGATAGCACTTGATACGCGCCGCTTGCCAGCGGTAGCTGCTCGTTGTGTAGGAGGTGGATGTGGTGGCACCATATCTGATAACTTATGCGCATGCATTTTAGTCGCTATGCCGCCAACTGGTGCGTCGTTAGGGCCATCCTCCAATCGTGCTCGCGGCACACTAGGCGCATCCTCGTAAAATTTCTCCGCCATTAATGTGTAGACTCCGGTCGAATGGTCTCCACTGTCTTACCAGACTCATTTGATATATACGCCGTGTCTTGGTGAAACAAAGGATAGATCTGATGGGTTATCTCCTTTCCAACAACAGCTTCAGCAATTACCAAACAATAAGGGGCACAATTATCCGCATATGACGATAATTTAGATCTAGCATCATCTGAGATCGAATACGCAATACTAGCTAGTGTTTCTTCCCAAATATCTGCGTTTGGGCGGATTACAGTGGCGGATGCTATTTCGTAAACCGATGCTGAATTTGTAGTGTAGACTTTTAATGTGAGCATATTAATCCTAATTGGTTATTCCTGATATTGCATAATAGTTTAACCCCTCCACACTTAATTGCAAGTTCTGAAATTTTTTGGCGGTATTTTTAAATTTTCTTTTTCTCGAAGTTTGAAAGTTTTATTGCACGCCATAGTTAGTGGCTTGGCGGCGTTGTGGCTGAGATGTAATTGCATAAACGCTCCGTTATATATTATTGCGGGGTAAAGGCCAGAAATAGAAAATCCGACTATCTATAGCCACCAAGTCACTAAATCACAACATTTAAAGGTACTTAAAATTTTTAGCTATAGAAGATGTGGCGGCGTGGCGGCGTGGCGGCGTGGCGGCGTGGCGGCGTGGCTCCAGCGCCATTACGAGTTCTCAATGTCAGCAACTAC